TAACCGACCGGTCAGGGTGCGACCCCTAGGGGGAACCCCCCTACCCCCTCTGACCTGCGACGATGCCTCACACAGCAAACACTAAGCGATGCGATGCGATGCGTCAAGCGTGCTCGAGGCACGCACAGCAAACCCCTCATGCGATGCGATATGCCCCTCTACCTGCACTTATACTCAATGCCGGCTCATTGCGTAGCAAACACATACATACACACACATACACACTCACCACACACTGATGTGTGTGTGGATATGCCTACTGACCAGCGCATATGTGCCTATGTGCAACGGTGCGATAGTGAGCAGCTTATCGGTCGTGTGTGCGCTCACCTGGTCACCTGGTCGCATGCTCACCTGGTCGACGCTGTGCGCTGGTCACAGCGCGGATAGGCCCGGATATGTGCCATGCATGCCGCTAGGCCCGGATATGCCCTCTCAGCGGCCGATATGGCCATGCTCAGCGCGGCCGATAGTCGCGACATAGGCCCGTATCGGGCACATAGTGAGCAGCTTCTCCCGACATTGCACGCGTAGGTAGACCAGCGGCTACGCCGCAAACCTGCAGGTAGTGCCCTGTTTCTGCCCTGGTCGCTGGTCACCTCAGCAGGTCACCTCAGCGGCCGAACTAGGCCCGGATACGGCGCCAGCAGGCGCCAAAAACATGCCCTGAACAGGGGATATACAGTCGGACTTGACACCCAATCGGATCTGTGATTATCTATTGGCACAACGGAATGAGGGAGCACGACAGAGGCCCGACCTCCGCGATGTTTCAAAACTCAATATTTGCAGTTCTGACCAGGCGGGTTGACACCCAATCGGCACCGTGCTACGGTGGTAACACAACTTCAGAACGGCTACCGGCTACCGGGTAAAAATGGCGCGAAGCGCCTAGGACCGGGTCAAGCGTCTCGACTAGGGCGAACGCGAAACTCCCCACCCACTTGACAGCCAATCGCCAATCTGATAGAGTGAGAATCACAACAGCACGACCTGATCTTTGAGAACTGCATAGTGGCGCGGCCCCGCAAGGGGTCGGCGGTGAGTATGGCGGATAAGGACGATCCCCCGCGTACTTCGCACACCGTCAGCATTCCCCCGAACGGCAATCACGCCGGTCATCTGAGCTTGTGGAGGCAGATGGACGTGAGTTGTGTAATCCGGGCAAGGGATCATGCGATTGGCCGGATGGACTGAGATCCGCATATGTGCGCTGAGGTTTGATTCCTCAGCTACGGCCAAGGGCTGGCACTGGCGACATAGCGTGAGGGTTCGACTCCCTCTCAGCCCGCTTTGTACACCTGATCTTTGATCGAGAGGGCAAGACATGAGCAAAAAAGCTGCCATCAGCAACAATCGTCGGAACGTGTTCGCTGGTCCGACTCGCAAGAGCAACGCTTCAGACTTCATCGCTCCAGAGGCACCGATCTCGACTCACCAGCGAGAGATGGACAAGGGACTCAAGGGGTGGACTGACTTCGAGACCAAGGTGCCAGACATGGGCCTGGTCGACGGTGGCAAGGAACGTGCTGCCGCTGAAGAGTTCGACGCGATGACGGTAGGCACCGTGGCCCGCAAGGTACCGGCTGCCCGCAAGGTACGGGTGGTCTCTGCCACCGGACCCAGCAACCACTACCGAGCGATGCAACTCCGGGCTGCCAAGCTCTCTGTTCGCTCCTGAACTTGACACCCAATCGAAAGGCGTGTAGACATGAAATCGCAAGAGCGCGTTTACATCACAGGCATCGGGTGGGTCGTCTCAAGGGGCGGTCACTACGAGATCGAGAGGATTCGCAAGTGACCGTGTGGGAGATCGCAGACAGGTTCGGCAACTCCGAGCTTCTGACCTCTGAGGCAGAGGTGTGGGACAACGCGGAAGCCATCGCAGAGGACTGCGAACTAGACACCGATGGGACTTTCGACATCGTAGGCACCGAGATCATCGTGGGCCTGATGGATGCACTCAAGGGGTCGGCTGTGGTCGGCACCGTGACCAGGATTGAGGGTTAGACATGGCAGCACTCAAGCGATCGAAGGACCGCAAGGTCACCAACGCGGTGAATGCCAAAGGCACCACGGCTCTGGTCGCCAACAGCATCGGTCTGCCCTCGGGCAAAGGCTTCTCCTGCCCGGACGCTACCGCGTTCTGCAGTGAGATCTGCTACGCCGGGAAGCTCGAGAAGATCTACAAAGGCGTGAGCGCGGTGCTCCTGCACAACTGGGAGCTTCTGCGGGAGGCATCTCTCGAAGACACCGTGACCATGCTGACCGAGATGGTCGCTGAGTTCGTGAAGGAATCGGACAAGCGCGGTGCTCAGAAGATCTTCCGCATCCACTGGGACGGAGACTTCTTCAGCGGCACGTACGTGGCCGCGTGGGCTCGGGTGATCAGAGACTTCGGTGATGTCCAGTTCTGGGCCTACACCCGCGTCTCGTCGGCCGCGATGTTCCTGCACGCTCAGAAGCTGTCGAACCTGGCGCTGTACTTCTCGGGTGACCGAGACAACGTCACGGCGGCTCGGTTCCTGGCCAAGCAAGGGATCAACGTGGCCTACGTCGACCGCACGTTTGCGGAAGGCAAGGCTGAGTTCCCGGAGGCTGTGCGCTGCCCTGAGAACAACGGAGCGATCGCTCTGATCAGCGACAAGGGTTCGGCCTGCGCTCGGTGCGGGCTGTGCGTCAACGGACGCAAGAGCGTCCTGTTCTCTTCGACCAAGAAGTGAGGTAGGCATGGCAAGGCACCGACTGACCACGGACTTCGCGAATCGTGAAGGCGTGAGGTACCTCAGCGTGTACGGCACGCTGTGCAACACCTCGGCAGGGTTGCCCATCGCGGCGCTCGGTCGACGCATCGACGTAGGCAACACCTGGGAAGGGGACGAGGAATGACCAAGTCACAGCTGGTCAAGCACATGATGGCCCACAGCACGACATACGCGAGGGATGCCCTGTACTGGGGCGAGCGCGGCCACGCTGCGGAGGCTCGGTTCGCGATGGGCAAGAGCGAAGCGTTCGCGACGGCCGCAGGCTGGCTCTCCGAGGTGTCGCTGGTCGACGGCGAGAGGCTGGTGGGCGAGGAATGAGCAACAGCACGTACATCATCTACGAGGCGCTCGAGAACGCCGTCTACGAAGCCATCGATGCGGGCAAGCTCGACCCCGAAGCGTTGGACGGCCTGCCCACGTCGACCGTGTTCTACCCGGAGCCCGGAGAGCCTTGGGATGAGGACGACGTAGCCGCAATCCACGCGGTCGGAATGTCCGACCTCGAAGCCAAGATCGGCTTCTACCGCAACCTGCTCGACCGAATCGGAGGCTAGACATGACTGACCACACCACCGTGACCGGCTACGACGCGATCGACGCCCTGGTCTCCAACACGCTGGGTGAAGACTTCGAGGTCACCGAGCACAAGTGCGGCATCGACATCGACAACGCGGCCCGCGCCTATGACCGCGAGGCTTCGACCGACTACGAGCACGTCATGTGGGTGGTCCTGCTCTACTCCGACCTCCGCAAGCTCGAAGGCACCGGAGCCACGGTCGATGACCTGTTCACCGCGAGGGTTGTGCAGGGAGAACGCAACGGCTGCACCGATTCTCGGGTGCTCACGTTCTCGATCCACGAAGACATCTTCGACTGCGAGTCGCGAGGCACGCACTACGAGTTCTTCTACCCCAGCAAGGAGGCGTGATGTACAAGATCACGGTGTTCAAGATCGGCAGCACAAGGCATGCCGAGGAGGTGGCCGGTCGGCCTGCGGTTCTGGTCGACCACCTGGAAGCTGCCGCGTCCCGCAACGGGTTCGAGGTCAAGCACCACAGCCACGAAGGGTTGCCCTCGGGTGACGTGTACCGCGACGGCAAGCTAGTCGCTCTCTGGGGGATCGAAGACATGGAAGCGGAGGCAGTGGCATGACGTTCGAACAGTGGATGCGGCACGTAGACGCCCTGCTCATGCGGGCGTGGGGAGTGACCAGCGGAGACATCGCTGACCGCCTGTGGTACGACGCCTGGGAGTCGGGCGATTCGCCCGCGACGGTGGTCCGGGAGATCATCGCAGAAGGGATCGACGCGCTCTGATGGCAGCCACCTGGTGCGACACCAACGGACACGACTTGAGTCTCACCGAGGAAGGCTACGTGCGGACGTGGTCGACCGAGGTAGACCCGGAGACGAAGACCATCCGCGCCTACTGGGGTGGCTCTGAAGACTTCAGCGACGAGGGATCAGGCGAGTACCTGCAGTGCATCACATGCGGGTTCAAGCAGGACGTACCAGAGGGATGGGAGATCGATTACCGATGAGCACCTACCAGCACACGGACGGCCAGAACGACCTGTTCGTCCGGTCCTCGCCGGAATCGCCCGACATCTGGCTGGAGATCCAGCAAGGCAAGAGCGACCTGGTCCACCTGATGAGCCGACGCGAAGCGCGGGAACTGGCCCGATACCTGATGGAGGCGTGATGCGAGTCTTCGTGTACTTCAACCTGCACCGCAAGATGTGGTCGGTCAAGGCGCTCGAAGGCCCGGACAAGGGTCGAGTCATCGCCCGGAGCCACTACGTGATCCTCCGCAACGTCACCGGCAAGGTGAGCGAGGCAGGGAGGCTCCGCGTGATCCGCGAGGGCAAGAAGAACGTCCACGCTGGCCTGGTCGGAGAGTTGGTGAGCGGTGAAGGCGTCGACCTCGACGTGTCGGCCCGCCTGGTCACCTACAACCCCTACAAGTTCTCGTCGTTCGTCTACTCTGACGACGAGACACCATTCCGGGGGAGTGACCTGGCAGTCATGACCCATAAGCGCGTGTACGCTGCTTGACACCCAAACCACAAGAGAGGCAAGACAAATGACAGTTCGCACCGAGGACCGCAAGCAGTTCCTGTTCGACGTGTTCGTGACCGCGCTCGAGGGAGGCATCGGCTACTGGTCGGTGGCCGAGGAGTACCACGTCTGGTCCGACGTGGAGAGCGCAACCGAAGACATCGACGGGTTCTACGCGGTGATCGAGATCCAAGACGACGACACCGACCCCGACGAGGAGCCCGAGACGCACCGCGTCAACGCCTCGACCATCGCCCGAGGCATCGGCCTGTTCGAGAAGTACGCGCTCGGCAAGATCGATGGACAAGGCACCGAGGTCGCAGAGCACGCGATCGAGCCTGTAGGCGAGAGCCACTACTGGCGGCAGTTCCTGCTGGCCAACCGCACCAACGGTGCTGACGGCGACTACGACGCCGACGTGGCAGACATCATCGTGCAGTTCGGAGTCTTCGGCCGGGTGATCTACGGCTGATGTACGACGACCCCATCGACATTGCACGCGCCATCCAGCTTGACACCCAATGGAGGGAAGAAGAGTGACCAAGTTCCTGCTCTCGTTCGTCGCCGTCGGCGCGATCTTCGGAGGCATGTACGTCTTCAACGACGCCGCCGAGGCGAAGCCCACGGTCCCGTTCACACAGGCTGAGTTCCCCTGCCAGGAGGACGAAGTCTTGGGCTACGCCCCGGAGTTCGGCCCGGACAACGTCGGCTGCATCCACATCGACCTGCTGAGGAAGTGACCATGCCCGACATCGCAAAGCTGCTGGCGCAGGACGTGCTGGCAGTCATCAAGCGGATGGAAGACACCGAGGAAGGCGAGGACTTCGAGCCCGACGACATCGATGAATTGATGTCTCTGGCAGCGGATCTCGCCAGCCACCACATCTAGGAAGGCAAGACCATGACCGACCGTGGCCGCGAGCACGCGGAGCGCCGCGCTGCTCAGGCTGCGGCGGCACGCAAGCACGACAACCGCAAGCGAGAGATGAAGCGCCCCGGCAAGGGCAACCGATCGGACTGGAAGAAGGAAGAAGAGGCTCGATGAACCACACCATGACGCAGGTCGAGGCACGGCGGATCGCACAGAATCTGCTGGTCGAGCACGGCCTCGCTGCCTTCGGATGGAAGGTTGGCTTTGACCACGCGAAGAAGCGTGCTGGCCAGTGCAACTACCGCACCCAAACCATCAGCCTCTCAAGGTATGTCATGGCTCAGCGGTCCTACGCCGAGACGATGAACACGATCACCCATGAGGTGGCTCACGCGCTGACTCAAGGCCATCACCACGACGCCGTGTGGGCTCGCAAGCATCGCGAGCTTGGCGGCGACGGCAAGCGGTGCTACACGCGGGAAGGCATCGATGAGAACGCCCCGTGGATCGCTGTGTGTGGCCACGGCAAGGCGTTGGCCGCGTACTACCGCAAGCCCAAGAGGCTCCACGGCTGGTCGTGCCGCTGCCCTGGTGGCGCGGCCCCGATCACCTGGCAGGACAACCGGAGAGCCGCGTGAGAGCAGTCGAGGGGCTGCTAGTTGCGCTGGGGTTGGCGGTCGCTGGTCTGGTTTCGGCTGGGCCAGCGGCTGCCGCCCCGTTGTGCGAGGCACGGTCTGAGGCCCACCAGATCGAACACGGAGGCTTCGCGACCGACAGCAACTGGCACGTCGCACACGGCGAGCTTCCTACCTGCGGAGACTCTGAGCCGGCCTCTGACCAGGGCAAACACAACGACGACGACGAATCATGCATCGGACGGTGCAACAAGTGGTGGAGGAATGACTGATGGGAACCAAGCTAGTAACCGGCCGACCGGCCGAGCCCGTCGAAGGGTCGGTGGTTCGCTTCACCAACTTCGGCACCTACCCGTACGCAGCGATCCGCGTCGAGGGTCTGTGGTACCTGACCCAAGGCAAGATGGCCCGCAATTCGCCCAAGACATGGGACGACCTGCTCGACTGGATCTGCAACTGGGACACGTTGGAGCTTCTGCACTGATGGAAGAGCGACATGTCGACGTAGCGGTCCTCGACCAAGTCTTCGAGTGTCGAGTCCTGTTCTGGCCCTACAAGATCGAGGTCACCACCGGCAAGGTTCCGGGGTGGCGCAAGGCCCACCGCAGAGTCGCGAAGCGCGAAGGCTTCGACCACCTGTGGATCACCCACATCGAGCACGACCCGCACGTCGGAGACGGCAAGGGCGGGGTTGTCACAACCACATGGGAGAACTGATGGACACCGAAGAGTTGAACCTCGAGGATCTGCTGGCCACGCACGACTACGTCTGGGACGGTGAGGAGTGAGCATGGAGTGCGACGGCCAAGAGGTGTGGATCGTGGTCGACCCGGACGGCCGGAAGCTGCCGTACCTGGCCGACGACCTGGACGACGCTCTGCGCCAGCACAGCGAGAACGACGGCTCCTTCATCGAGGGAGTCTTCCCCTACGGATCGAAGAGAGTTGGAGTGCTCTGATGGACAAGCACATCGCCGCGCTGGACTTCGCGGTTCACGTCGACATCGACACGCGCCTGTGGGCGCTCAACTACGGCACGGCCGATCCGGCCGAGATCCGAGAGATGGTGCGTCTCGACATCGACGCCCTGATCAAGGACCACATCGAGCGCACCGGCAACGAGGGAAAGGTAAGGGTCACCGATGTTCGTTGACGACGTGGACGACCTCGAAGAGCTTGAGTTTCTCCGCGACGAGGCTGTGAATCTGCTGGAAGCAAACCCCAGCAATGAGCAGGCGCAGTGGGATCTCGAAGACATCGAGGAGCGAATCAACCAGGTCAAGACCGAGGAGAACATCGAGAACGGAGGGGGTGTCCAGGCTTAGCTCAGCTAAACCGTGACACTCGTCACAGTAACCCCGGTTACGTGACCGTAGGTCCGTTATTTACCGGCCAGTAGGGGTCATGGCCGCTTTCCAGCAGATTGGTCTCAAGTGAGACCTAACCAGCGAACGAATCATATGACGATTGGAGGGATCACCATGTGGGGGAGACATGTCCCAGAGTTGGCACACAACGATCGGCCGTAGCTAGGCTGCGGCAGTCCACGAATCACCACGGTGTCGGAGGCTTGCTGTAATGTCCCGACGCGCCCGAAATAACTGAGGGAACGACTTGACAGTCAACTACAATCCGCCTTGACAGGCAGATAAACAACTGAACCTTTCTCATGGAGGGAAACATGAGCGGCAAAATAAAGCGACCGACCGGTCGGCAACCACTGATCCCCAGCGTCATCGAGGATCTGAAGAGGAAGGGGTACAACCAGAGCCAAATTGCTGGCATGCATGGCGTCACTCGCCAGGCTGTGTCGGACATGAAGATCAGGTACGGAGGATCCGTGACGCTGCGCCAGAGTGTGAACGAGGCGTGGCCGTGGGAGACCTCCAACCTGCACGGTAAGTCTTCGGCTTACCAGCGGCTTCGTGATCACGGCGAGTTCATGGTGACAGACGGCAAGGGCATGTCGGATTCGAAGATCGACAAGTTGAAGCGGTGGTGGAAGTTCCTCCGCGACAACGACTTGGTCCTCGAGTTTGACCCGAACATCGATCCCTACCCAGGACAGAAGTACGGCGGATTCCGCTACGTGCCTCGAGTCTTGGAGGACGAAGAGCTTCTGATCCGGGTCAACGAACACACCAAAATGACCCCCAAGGGTGAAGTGATCTGGTCGTGGCCGACAGACATCGAGACCCTGCTGGATTAAGAAGGAAGTTCAGTGCCGCTCGCCAAAATTGGGAGGTTGTTCCCAGATCTCGCACACTCTGAGCCGGAGGTAATCGCCTACGAACACGGCTACATCTGGGCTCAGAAATGCGAGGTCTGGTTTCCAGATCGTCCCGAAGACCCCTGCACGATCCTCCTGGTGTACAGGAGCATTCAGGTGCGTGACACCAGTCAGTTGTACCGAGACGTGGCTCAGACAATCCTCGAAGCAGAGTGCCAAGACGTGCTCTTCGAGGCAATCCACGAGAACGAAGAGATGCTCCGGGGCAAAGCCACGGTGACCATGCATCGGCTCTCAGCCGCGAACCACGCTCGATGGTTCGACCGGGCTCGGGTAGAGCACATCCTCAAAAACGGAGTACGAGTCACATTCAGGGAGGCTGCATGACGCAGATCAAGCTACCGCTGCGCTCAGTGTCGCAGCTAAACCAGTACACCCGCTGCCCGATGAGCTACAAGCTCGCACGCATCGACAAGGTGTGGCAGCGGCCAGCCGCGTGGCTGCCGCAGGGCACCGCGTTCCACACGGTTGCGGAGGTCTACGAGAAGGCTCGAGCCGAGGGCCGGGAGATGACCCTGCAGCAGTGCCAGGACATCTTCCGGGAGGAGTACAGCCGCGACATCAACGCGCTGACGGCCGATACGCCCAACTTCGAGTGGTGGTTCCATTCCGGCCCGTACGGCGGTCTCCGGGACACTGAGCGCCGCTACGAGGTCGGTCTCGAGCAGGTCGAGAAGTTCTGGAACTGGCGCACCAACGAGGGCCAGGAGATCTGGATGACCCCGGCGATCCGGGACCGGGCCTGCTTGATCCGGCCAGACTCCGAGCACCACGTCGAGAACTGTGGGTGCAAGCCCAGCAAGCCCGCGATCGAGCTTCAGTTCAGCATCGAGTTGGACGGCATCAGGGTGAGAGGGTTCATCGACGCCGTCGTCGTCGTCAACGGGGAGCCCCGCGTCCGGGACTACAAGACCGGCAACAAGCCGGGAGACGACTTCCAGCTTGGCGTCTACGCGCTGGCCATCGAGATCCTCTTCGGGGTCAAGGTCACCACCGGTGACTACTACATGGCCGGGAAGAAGGGTCGACCAGCGGTGATCACGCACCCGTTCGACCTGACCGACTGGACCCGTGAAGCCATCACGGCGAGGTTCCATGAGGTCGAGGCCCAGATCCAGGCCGGTAACTTCGAGCCAGACCCCGATCCCGACAAGTGTGGGTTTTGTGACGTAGCTCTCAGTTGCCCGATTTATCAATGACAAAATCTTGACACCCAATTAAGTACACGTATAGACAAAGGCAGGCATGAGGGAATACCGAACAACGCTGGAACTCGATCCCGAGACCAGATACTCCTACGTGGAGATGGGGCCGAAACCAGGCATGCCCTACTGGCATGAGCAGGCCCAACCCGGACGCTTCGCCTTCCCAACCGAGAAGGCCGCGTTCCGGTTCGCAGAGTCGCACAGGGAGCCCGGACGCAAGGTCCAGGTGCTCACCCCGGACGGGAAGAGGTTCGATCTATGACAGCGATCTGGAAGCAGACGACGTTCGACATCGACAAGGTCAACGACATCGTCACGATCACCCTCCCTCCGGGGGCGCGGCTGATCACGCGCCACGACAACCGCGATGACATGCAACAAGTCATCATCCAGCGAGCATGGAAGCCAGGAGATCCACTGTGATGACCGCCGAATACGGCCCGGACAACCCACGGGCCTGGGATCCAAACCACCCGCTGCTGCGGTCCTCGGGGGCTCCCCATGAGACCAACGCCGTCATGCGGGCGCACCGCGCCGGTCGCACCGGCAAGGAGTTGGTGAAGATTCTCAAGCTCAAGCCGCTGGCTCTGAGCAAAGCCTTGTCCCGAGCGATGGACGAGGAGAACGAAGCCGCCAAGAGGGGCCGGGACATCCACGACGCCGTGTTTAACCGTCGCCCTCGATCTTGACACCCAATAGGAGAGAACATGCCGCGTTACCCCATGCCCACCCGCGTCGAGCGGATCGCGGCGGGCCTGCTCACCGCCGAGCACATCGGCAAGCGCATCCAGTTCAGCTACACCATCCAGCCGTCGAAGGTCCGAGCGATCGTCTTCGGTGAACTCCGCGAGGTACACCACGACGGCGAGGGCACCACGCTCTGGCTGAGCGGCAGCGACTCTGTCGGTGACAAGGCCGACTTCGAGTTGTCCTCGGTCAAGCCGGTGGGGGTCCGGGAGGCTCCCCAGTGGAAGGAACTCTGAGTTGTACACCCCCCGACAGTCGCTCTATATACGCGGCTCTGCAGGAGATCCGCTACCTCCCGTGTGGGACGCCCTACATCAGAAGGGAACCCAACTCCGAAGAGGGCAACTGGTACTCGTCTGTGCTGGACCCGGTACTGGTAAGTCAGCTTTCGTCCTCGCCTACGCCCTGAAGAGCAAAGTCCCCACGCTCTACTTCTCGGCCGACTCGGATGCGTTCACGCAGTTGACGCGGTCGGTGTCCATCCTCAGCGGGTGGTCGCTCGAGAAGTCAACCCGCGCAGTGCGGGAGCAGGACATCGATGAAGAGATCGCCAAGGAATTGGATCCGATCCCGATTCGGTTCAACTACAAGGCGTCCCCCTCGCTCGACGTGATCGAGGAGTCGTTGGAGGCGTACACCGCCCTCTACGAGGACTATCCGGCGCTCATCGTGGTCGACAACATCACCAACGTCCGAACGGACAGTAGCGACGGTGATGACCCGTTCAGCGGCCTCGAGTCGCTGATGGACTACCTGCACGAAATGGCCAGGGAGACTGGCTCTTGCGTGATCGGGCTCCACCACGTCACCGGCCAGCACAACGACGGCGACAAGCCGATTCCGTTGTCTGGGATTAAGGGTCAGATCGGGCGCGTCCCCGAGATGGTGCTGACCCTGCACCGCGTGTCCGAAGGCTTCGGCCCGGACTCGCTCAACGTCTCCACGGTAAAGAACCGAGGTGGCAAGTCCGACCCGTCAGGACAGGATTACGCCTCGCTCAAGTTCGTCGGAGACACGATGGAGATCAGCGACTTCGGTCTCTGACTTGACACACAATAGGAGAGAGAAACAGCAGTGCAGATAGGTATCGGGCCAATCCTGGCCATCGTGTTCCTGGTCCTCAAGCTCACCCACGTCATCGACTGGTCGTGGGTCTGGATCTTCGCCCCCGTGTGGATCCCGCTGGGCCTGTGGGCCTTGCTGATGGGAACCGCCAGCCTCCTGAGCCTGGTCGGCTACCGGCTCGTCAACCGCTCCAACCGAAAGGCCAAGAAGTGAAGAAGACCATCGCAGCAATCCTCCTCGCCGGTAGCGCGGCGCTGGGCCTGAGCGCCTGTTCGTCGGACGCCGACTTGGCGTCGGAGAACCTGTCCAAGGCCGCTGACAACTTCGAGGTGCCGCGCCGGATCGTGTTCTTCAACGGCATCACCGACAAGTACCTGCTCGAGATCCAGGGCCGGTGCTCGATCGCACCGGACACCGGAGCAAAGAAGCTCGACGTGACCTGCAAGGTCAACGACGGGTTCAAGAAGCACTTCTTGGGCCTGAGCGACAACGTCAGCTACTTCGTGGAGCAGATCGACGGCAAGAACGTCTCGACCGACTTCTACCAGGTCAACTTCAAGCCGCAGGCGATCCTCCCGGACATCGAGCTTCGGTAGCAACCTGACGTAATAGCTAATTATCAGCAGTCAATCTTGACACCCAATAGAGAGGAAAACGCCTGATGGCGACACCAAACCAGATGCCCAAGAGGGCCAATCCGTTGCACCAGCAAATCCTCTCGGGGCTGCTGGCAAACCGCAAGTCAACCCCGCTCGCCGCGAACGTCAGCGACGAGAACATCGAACGAGCCGCGAAGAGGTGGATCAAGTGACCCAGTCAACGAGCCGTGAGGCATACAGCGCCCTTGGTCCCGTCCTCGGGGAGCGTCAGCGAGAGGTTCTGCACATCCTGCAGTACAGCCCAGTTGCCCTGTGTGGCTGGGACATCGCCAACAAGCTCGGCGTCCCGCCGAACTACGTGAGCCCTCGGATCAAGGAATTGGTCGACCAGGGGCTCGTCTCGGAGTCCCACCGGGCCGTCTACCGGCCGACGAACCGCAAGGCCATCTACTGGCAGGCGATCGTATGAAGGTGAGCTTCAAGCTCCTCGGGTTCGAGATCGCTTCGGTCGATCTCGACCTGGGGGCTCCGGGAGACAACCCGGTGTCGGCCGACGAGGCCATCCGGGCGGCGTCCAAGCCGGTCAAGTTCATGTCCAAGCTGTGGGTCCGGGGGATGACCGCATGAACCGCGAAATCGCCGGTCTCGCAGTGGTTGTCGGCCTGTTCTTCTTCATCGTGGGGTGGCCGTGGTAGTCGCCGGATACATCGCACTGGCAGGACTGCTGACCTGGTTCTGCCTGGTCGCTGACTCCCGAGAGGAGGCCGAGCGTGGCACGGAGACGCCGAGCACCAGCGGAGCCGAAACCCTCGGATAAGCCCTGCGTCGACTGCCGCAAGGAAGGGATCACCACCAAGCGGAAGACCTTCGCGCCCGGACCCCGGTGCAAGACGCACCTCCGGGCTCGCAAGGCCGCGATCTCGTCGGGCTCAGCGGAGCGGCGCTGGCTCGAGACCTACGGCATCACAGGCGAAGAGTACTGGGCCATCTACGAATTCCAGGGAGGCCGCTGCTACATCTGCAGGCGGGCCAACGGGAAGATGAAGCGCCTGTCGGTCGACCACGACCACAAGACCGGCATCGTCCGTGGACTGCTCTGCACCATGTGCAACAAGTACATCCTCGGGTGGGCTCGAGACTGCATCGAAATGCTCCAACGGGCCATCGACTACCTGCGTAAACCCCCGGCCGTCGAGGTCATCGGGGAGCGCATAGCGCCCATCGAGGCAGAAAGGCTGGCTCGATCTTGACAGCCAATAGCCCCATCGCCCTGGCCATCCAGCGGTACTACCCCGACTGGGAGGCACCACCTGATCGCAACGAGTGGAACAAGTGCCTGTGCCCCTTCCACGGCGATGACAACCCAAGCGCCGCAGTCAGTTACGACCTGCAGGGGTTCAACTGCATGGCGTGCAACGTCCGAGGGGACGTGATCTCGATCATTCGACACGAAGAGGAGGTGAGTTTTGCAGAAGCTAAGCGAATCGCAGAGAACCTATCTGATGGAGGCAGCCACCCGGTACAGGTCAAGCCTGCCCGGAAGCCCAGCCGCAGAGTATTTGGCGAGCAGGGGAATCCCTCTCGCAACACCGTTCGGCCTGGGGTTCGTGGACGAACCACTCCCTGGTCATGAGCTATATCGGGGTTGTCTGGCGATTCCGTACATGCGCTGGTCGCCCTGGCGAGGGTGGTCGGCCGCGAGCATCCGCTTCCGCAGGCTCGATGACGGCAAGCCGAAGTACATGACGCTGCCGGGGGATAAGCCCCGGCTGTTCAACACCAACGCACTGACCAACTACTCGCGAGACATGGCGATCACCGAAGGTGAGATCGACGCAATCACAGCGGAGTTGGCCGGTATCCCGACAGTTGGTGTCCCCGGAGCACAGATGTGGAAGCCCCACTTCCGCGAGTTGTTCCTGGGGTATCGCAACGTGAACATCCTGGCTGACGGCGATGAGCCGGGGCTCGAGTTCGCGAAGCAGGTAGCAAAGACGCTGCCGAACGCCCGGATCATCCCGATGCCAGACGGCGAGGATGTCAACTCACTAGTTATGTCGCAGGGCAAAGATGCTCTGCTGGAAAGGATCTGATGAGCATTCTCACGACTGCTGAAGAGATCATCAACGGCCAACGGGCCAAGGACTACGGGGACGCTCGAGAGAACCATGAGCGCATCGCTTCCCTGTGGGCCGACTACAAGAAGGTCGAGTTCTCCCCGGAGGACGTGGCAGTGATGATGATCCTGCTGAAGATCGCCCGGTTCATGGAGAACGGCTACCACGAAGACACCGTGGTCGACATCGCCGGTTACGCCGGGGTGCTCGAGAAGATGCAGCTCCCCAAGCAGGACCGCTACCCGGAGCTACCGCAGCCGAACGGCTTCGTGAAGCTGGCTCTCGAACAGCAGCCCAAGTGGGACAGCCTCAAGGACGTTCCCGCAGGCATCTACACGGTCTACGACTTCTTCGGAGACCAGTGGGGCTCGTTCTGCGGCCAGAAGTACTGGAAGCGCAAGGACGGCAGCGGCGAGTACATCGGCCGAGGCGTCTACGACGGTGGCCGGATGTTCGGCCCATTCAGGGAGTTCAAGTGAGCAAGCGCATCGTCGTAGTCTCCGACACGCAGATCCCGTTCGATGACCGCAAGGCACTCAAGGCGGTCGTCGGCTTCATCGGAGACACCCAGCCCGACGAGGTCGTCCACATCGGTGACCTGATGGACTACCCATCGCCGTCGCGCTGGACGAAGGGCACGGCCGAGGAGTTCGCTCAGCGGATCAAGCCCGACTCCGAGCAGGCCAAGCGCCGGTTCCTCGAGCCTCTCCGGGCTCGCTACGACGGCCCGATCGGCGTCCATGAGGGCAACCACGACAGCCGCCCGTTCGAGTACCTCCACAAGTTCGCCCCGGCCCTGGTCGAGTACGCAGATCAGTTCCGGTTCCAGAACCTGCTGGACTTCGACGGTTTCGGAGTCTCGGTGCTGCCTGAGTTCTACAAGCTGGCACCGGGGTGGGTCTCCACGCACGGCCACCGGGGCGGCGTGAGGCTGACGCAGAAGGCCGGTGACACCGCGTACAACGCGATGATGCGGTTCAACACGTCGGTCATCATCGGCCACACCCACCGGCAAGGGCTCAAGCCGCACACCCTCGGCTACGGAGGGCACCAGAAGGTGCTCTGGTCGATGGAGGTCGGCAACCTGATGAACATGCACCTGGCGCAGTACCTCAAGGGTGCAACGGCCAACTGGCAGACCGGCTTTGGTCTGCTGACGGTCGACGGTCATCACGTAAAGCCCGAGCTTGTCCCGGTCGTCGGAGGCTCGTTCTCGGTCGACGGCCACGTTTGGAAGGTCTGAATCTTGACACCCAAATTGCCCTACCTGCACAAGAACGCCCGGTCGCGCCAGATCACCCGAGCCGAGGTCCGCGAGGTCTTCGAGGAGGAGATCACTCGCGGCCTTCCTAGCGGCCTGGACCGGGAGGAGTACCTACGAAAGGTGATGCCGTAAGTGGATGACATCTTCCGCAAAGCCGCCAGAGCGGCTCTGTTCGCATGGAAGCAGGACGAGAGCGGTCTCGATGACCTGGTGAACGACCTGTGGGTCTGGTACCTCGAACGTCCTGGCACGCAAGCCAAGATGGAGGGTCTAGAGACTCATGAGGCCGTGAAGACGGTCAAGCTCGCGGCCCTGCAGATGCTCAGCGGCCAGATGCTGGCAGCGAACGAGTTCAACGGTCGCAACCTCTACTCGTCGGACGCCGTCAAGGAAGCCCTCCGTGGGGAGTCGACCAATCGGTACCTGGTCGACATCCTCCCGATGGCTATGGACGAACTGGCCGAGAAGAACGAGAGCTACGCCGAGGCCGTCAGGAGTCGATACGTAGACGGTGTGGTGCCTCCGCAGGGAGCGGAGCACGTACGCCTGGTACGGGCGCTCAAGTCGCTGACCGAGAACGTCAACATCACCGCGATCACCGCTGGTGTCGATGCGGAAGGAAACGTCTCCGAGGGGCCGGGGAGCAGGCACTCAGTGTTCCCCGGCCTCCGCAAGGCGAAGGGCTCGGATCACTCCGACCCGACAGCCGACATGGCCATCAACCTGGCGCTGCACGGCGACGAGCCGATCAAGCACAAGGGCAAGCCCGACTACCTGTGCAAGACGTACGTCGATGGCGAGGGAGTCCGCAGGGCTCTCCGCATCGGCGGCGATGTCGTCTACAGCGACCAAACCACAACTCTCAGAAAGGAATTCCGGTGACAGACACGAACATCATGGACCCGGTGTTCAACGGGATGCCGGGGTCCGAGATGTATCGGGCCGAGGTCTTCCCTGAGCTATTTCCTCACCAGCCCCGCATGAGGCTGGAGAACTGGTCTCCCGAGGATCGAGCGCCGCTCGTCGGCGGCGAAGAGGCCAAGGCGTTCTACCGGCTCGAGAACACCATCGAGGAGCTTCGCAACTTCCCGCAGCGGTACGTCATGGGAGTCGCGTGAAGATCGGCACCCGCGTGGTGATCGAGCGCGACGAGGAGCAGTACCCGAGCAACCGCGTCTGGCGGCAGTTCTCGGGCAAGACCGGCGTCGTCACGACGGTCGTCCGGGGAGTCGGGCTCACCGAATACGGGGTCTCGTTCTCCAAGGACACCCACACCGACGCCTATTTCAAACGATACGAATTGACTGAGAGGAAGTAGTGACCGCTGCCGAAATCAACTGGGGGCCAACAGGCGAACTGGTATACAACCGGACCTACGCCAGGCCCAAGCCCGATGGGTCTAAGGAAACTTGGCCTGAGACCGTACGACGAGTCGTGGATGGAAATCTTTCGCTTGTCGATGCGAAGTACCACCAGGAAGACGAGCGAGAGCACCTCATCCGGCTCATCGAGGAGTTCAAGCTCCTCCCCGCTGGTCGTCATCTTTGGGCATCCGGCGTCCCGAACGCTTCGCACCTCTTCAACTGCTGGGTGAGCGGCTGGCCCGAGAAGATCTCGGACCACTTCCAGTTCACGTTCATGCGCCTCATGGAGGGCGGGGGAGTTGGGGCCAACTACTCGAACTCCTACCTCGAGCACTACCCGCAGGTCGTGAACCCGCTCAAGGTCGAGATCGTCTGTGACCCAGACCATGTCGACTACCAGAAGATGAAGGACGCGGGGATCCTGTCGACCACGTACGACTACGAGTGGCCGGGTTCGTTCTCCATCGAGGACAGCCGGGAAGGCTGGGCCTCGGCCCTGGTCGACCTGATCGACACCCACTACCGGCCTGACACGGTCCACTTCCAGCGGGTCTACGACGTGAGTCGTATCCGGCCGCAGGGGGCCAAGCTCAAGACGTTCGGTGGCTTCGCCAGCGGCCCGCTGCCGTTCGCAGTGATGCTGCAGAAGGTCAGTGCCCTGCTCTCGGATCGCTCGGGAGAGCGCCTGACGGGGCTCGACGCGATGTCGATCGATCACGCGATCGCTGAGTGCGTGGTGGCCGGTGGAGTACGCCGGTCGGCGCGGATGGCCATGATGCACTGGAACGACCCACAGGTGTTCGACTTCATCGACGCCAAGGCCGTCTCCGGGGATCACTGGACGACCAACATCTCGGTCGAGGTCGATGACCTCTTCTGGGAGGCCGTCAAGGACTCGTTCATCAGCACCGTTGGTGAGCGTGACCAGGCGTTTCGTGTCATGGAGCGCCTCTCCGTTGGCGCCGTCCGCAACGGGGAGCCTGGGATGTGGGACTCGTCCCTGTCCAACGTCGGTGAGCCCAACCGGGTGGTCTGTACGAACCCGTGCGGCGAGATCACGCTCGAGCCGTGGGAGCCCTGCAACCTGGGGCACATCAACCTGGCGGCGTTCGTCACCGACGCCGGGAAGACCAACTACATCGACCTGATCCGGGCGCACCGTCTCATGACGCGGTTCCTGATCCGGGCGACGTTCTCGGAGGTCGCTGATCCCAAGAGCCGGGAAGTGCTCGACCGGAACCGGCGCATCGGCGTCGGTCATCTCGGAGTTGCCTCCTATTTGGCCCTCACAGGCCGTAGGTACTCCGAGGCACCCGGTGACAAGCGGTTCACCAAGTTCTTGCGGGAGATGGCCGCTGAGGTCGACTCAGCAGCATTGGCGTACGCCCACGAACTGAGGATCCCGGTCCCGGTGAAGAAGCGGACGATCGCACCCACAGGCACGGTGGCCAAGCTGGCAGGAGTCTCCGAGGGGATCCACCCGATCTTCGCGAAGTACTTCAACCGTCGCATCCGGTTCAACGAGCACAGCGACTTCGCGGAGCTTGCTCGGCTGACGAACGAGGGCTACGAGGTCGAACCTGACCTCTTCGCTCCGAACACCGCAGTGGTCACGATCCCGACGAAGGACACCCTCGTCCAGGCCGTGGTCGACCGGTACGGGCGCGACGGCGAGGAGTTGGTAGAGGCTGCCGACGACTTGACACTCAATCAGCTTCTGGCCTTCCAGGCGCTGTACCAGACGTGCTGGGCAGACAACGCGGTGAGCTTCACCGCCAACGTCGATCCCGACGCCTACACCGCCGACGACGTGTCGGCAACGCTCAAGAAGTTCGCAGGGCTCATCAAGGGCTCCACGATCTTCCCGGAGGCCAGCTACGAGCAGGCTCCGTACGAGCGAATCACCAAGCAGCAGTACGAATCTGCTGCGGCCAAAGCCGTCGAAGACGGTGTCGATGAAATGTGCGCCAGCGGCGCATGCCCCATTAAGTGAAAGGTAGCAATTTGTCCTACGAAGATCCTTGGGCCCAGGTCCCTGCGGACGCCCCGGCTGACGAAGCTCAGTCCGCGCCCCCGGCCAGCGCCCCGGCGACGGTGACCACCACCGCTTCCTCGGCGGCGGTCGACTCCGTGTCGGTCCAGCACTCCACCGATGGCGTGTCGGCCACGTTCAAGTTCGCGGGTGCCTACAGCGACCCGTGGGTGGTCGTGAAGGGTGCTGACCCGTCCGACGTGTACGACAAGATCTCCACCCCGGAGTTCAAGGCGCTCATGGACCGCGTGCAGCAGATCGCGGGCGTCTACGCGGGTGCGGCGGCGAAGCCAGCCGGTAACGCGGGTGGCGGCGGTGGCCAGCAGCGCCAGGCCGCGCCGAAGCAGGCGCAGCAGGCTCCGAACGGCGAGAAGCGGTTCTGCGAGCACGGCGAGATGGAGTTCAAGTCGGGCGTCTCCAAGGCCGGTAACGCCTACCAGTTGTTCTCCTGCACCGCACCGCGTGACCAGCAGTGCAAGGCGCAGTACCTGAACAACAAAAAGTAGCCCCGCTACTTGACACCCAGTGGAGCCGAGGTCACGGCGCTTCTTAAGAGTGGATCAGCCCTAGCGCACAACGCAGCCCCACCACCTCGGTTCCACACCCACTGAAAGGCCCGCCTTGAGACGAGCTACGCACGTAACCCTCGCGAACAACAGCTTCCAGGTTGTCGCAGGGGAGCCTCTGCTGGACCACGACAAAGGTCTGTTGTTGGTCCTCTTCGATGACGGCACCAGTCGAACCTTCAACTGGGACTTCGTCATTGACTACTACTACATGACCGAAGACGAGTTTGACGACTACAGGAGAGAAGCAAGTGAGCGCAACAACTGAGATCAACGAGAGCATCGAGACCCTGCAGCGGGGCATCGAGATCGTGCTGAACGAGAACGGAAAGCTGCTGCGGACGATCGACGTCAAGGACGAGACGATCAAGAGCCTGAAGGGCCAACTGGACGTAGCGCGTCGGTCCTTCGGTGACGCGTTCGTCTACGGCAACCGTCAGCGCGGGCCGTTCCGTCTGAACAAGCCGAAGCTGTCCCCCCAGGACGCCACGGACATCCGCCAGGCGCACGCGGGCGGCATGAAGCAGGCCGATCTGGCTCGCAACTACGGGGTCAACCCGGCGACCATCTCCCGCATCGTGAACCGGGTGTACTACTGATGAAAATCGGTCTCACCACCCACGGTCCCGGAGTCGACGGCAAGGCTCTCAAGCCTGGCCAGGCCGCACTGATCCTCGAGGGCAAAGAGCGCGACATCCTCGCGGTCCTCGACGCCGCCATCAAGATCCGCGATACCGATCCGTACGCGGAGTTGTTCAAGGCGATGATCAAATGAGCGACCGTTTCGAGGCCATCGTGATCGAGCCCCGCGACCCGGCCCTGCCGCTGGACGTTCAGGGTGTCGCTCTGCGCCGCAAGGCGATTGAGGCGATGCAGGCGCTGGGGAGCGTGGACGAGAACAGCGTCCGCTACAAGGACGGCACCGACATAGCGACGGTGTCGATCGGACCCAACGAGACGCTGAGCCTCTGGCAGCGCAACCTGTTCGCCGCTCTGTTCTACGCAGACGGCGATGCCGTCAAGGAGCGGGATTCCGTGGTCGTCGCGGAAGAGGACCGCCGCAGATTCACATCAGTCCGGGTCAACAGAGACCCCTACGCCGCATAGGAGCACCATGATCGAGTTGCAGCATGAGGTCGGCGGAAGCCTCGTCACTGTGAACGTCCCAGAGACCCGCGAGGATCTGGACCGCTTTCACGACTTCATCCGCACTCACAAGCGGTGCTTGGCGGTCGACACTGAGACGACCGGACTGGACATCTATAGCGCGGACTTCCGTTGCCGCCTAGTCCAGTTCGGCACTCAGGACGAAGCGTGGGTGGTCCCCATCGAAGAGTGGGGTCCGAACGGGATCGATGAGGTCCAGCAGGCGCTGGACTACGTCGAGAAGATCGTGATGCAGAACGCCTCGTACGACCTGCAGGTGCTCGACCGATGCTTCGGGATCAAGATGGAGAGCCTGTGGCCGAAGATCCTCGACACCCAGATCCTGGCGAAGCTAGTGGACCCCCGGCCCTTCGAGGCCGGTGGGTTCGGTCATTCGCTCGAGGAGCTTATCGCGGAGTTCATCTCCAAGGAGTTGGCTCAGGATGTCAAGGGGCTCATGACCAAACTGGCCAAGGAGCACAAGACGACAAAGGCCAACATTTGGTCGACCATCGATCTCTTCCACCCGGAGTATCTGAAATACGCTGGCATGGACACGATCTTCACGGCGAGGGTCTGCTCCAAGCTGGCTAAGTTGGTCCCCGACGTATCGCGACCACTCGTCGCTTACGAGCACAAAATCAGTGAGATCTGCAGCTACATCGACCGTCGCGGCTTCCTCCTCGACGTGGACTACACCCAGACGCTCTCTGACAAGATGCGTCAGGATCAGGAGGTCTGGGAGGCGATTGCCTTTACAGAGTTCGGGGTCGAGAAGGTCAACAGCACTGAGGATGTCGCAGAGGCGCTTGAAGTCGAGACCGGCGTCAAGATCACCGGACGTACCGACACCGGCAAGAGAAAGGTGGACAAGGAGCTTCTCGGCCAACTGATCAAAGACGGCAACCAACTCGCGATGATCGTTGAGGAGAGCAAGCGGCTCGGGAAGTGGAATAAAACCTGGGTGCAGAAGTTTCTCGACACACGGGACTCCGAAGACCGGTGCCACACGTTTGTCAACCCACTGCAGGCCCGCACTAGCCGCATGTCCATCACCGGTATCCCCGCTCAGACTCTGCCAGCGTCGGACTGGATCATCCGGCGATGCTTCGTGGCTGAGCCCGGTCACCTAATCTCCTCGGTCGACTACCAGACCCAGGAGCTTCGGGTGCTCGCGGCCCTGTCGGGTGACAAGACGATGATCGAGGCGTTTAAGGCTGGCGCGGATCTTCATCAAATCACAGCAGACGCTTCCCAGGTAACTCGAAAGGTCGGGAAAATGGCGAACTTCCTGACCGTCTACGGTGGCGGGGCTAAAACCCTGGCTGACCAGGCCCATATCGACTTCCCAACGGCTAAGCGAGTCCTTGATGGCTTCGCAAAGACGTACCCAGGTGTGGCGCGATTAAGCAAGAAACTGGGGATGGAAGCGGGCAAAGCAGGCTACATCATCACACCGACAGGCCGTCGACTTCCGGTCGACAGCAGCCGGTCGTACTCCGCGCTGAACTACATGATCCAGTCGTCCTCGCGGGATGTCACCTGTAGGGCTCTGATTCGGCTCCACGAAGCCGGATTCACCCCGAACATCCGATTGCCTATCCACGACGAAATCGTGGCGTCTATGCCCGCCGAGAAGGCGGGCGGGGGCTCCCGTGAGTTCGCACGACTCATGGCCGAGCAAATGGGTCCGGTGATGATCGGCACCGACCCCGAAGTTGGAAAGAGGTCGTGGGGTTCGCTCTACGGCGCTGATTACTAAGGAGTAAAACTTGACAGCCAATTTCGCCGTCGCCACTGACGGCACAGTGACCAAGCTGACGGTGACGGCCGAGCACGCCGTCGTCCTGCAGCCGGTCGATGAGGACGCGCTGGAGTGCCTCGCGGAGGACATCTTCCGGGAGATCGGACTGCAGCACTTCCGCAAGATGGGCAAGGTTCTCGACCACACGCTCGCGTGGAAGGTCATCCCCCGCTACAAGATCGACGGGATGGTCATGCCGTGGGACTGGACGTTCGATGACGGCACCACCATCCGCCTGCCCGACACCACCGTGATGCTGCGCTACGAGGCGTACGTCGTTCCGAATGCGGAGTACCTGTGAAGGCGGCGGTAGCACTCCCGGCCCCCGAGGGACTCACCGAGGAGTTGATGGGCAAGGCGATCTACGAGTTGAACAAGCTCGGGACGATCGAGGAAGGCCCGGTGGGCGGTGCCATCGAGGTGTTCACCATCCCCGACGAGATGAAGCCGCCAGGCGCTCCGAAGGAACTGCCGTTCCTGCGATTCGTGGCCAGCCTGATCCCGTACGTGCAGCCGAAGGGTCTCTGATGTTCATGAACCTGCAGTGGCACGGCGAGGCCGACATGGTCGAGACCGACAAGTTCGAGCCGGTCACGTTCACCCTGTCGCTCGACTGGGACAAGGAGCACGTCGAAATCGTCACCACGACAACGCCTGACGTGCAGTACGACCCGCTGTACATGCGCCAGACGGTCCACAAGCTCCTCGATCAGTTGGTCGATCAGCTTCTCGAGAAGGGGGTCATGTAGTGGCCGAGCACAAGGAGTTCTTCGACGTTCTGTACCAGCAGTGGTCGCAGACCACCGGGGCGAAGGACAGCTACTGGATGGTCGAGGAGTTCGCGGAGCGGTTCGACGGCTTCAAGGTCGTCGCGTTCTACCCCGCGACCGAGAAGAAGGAGACGGTGGCCACCAACCTCACGGAGGCCGACGCCGACTTCATCGCTGGGCTCAACGGAGCCCTGCCTGACCTGATCCGGCACCTGGGCTCAGCCCTGGACGAGAACGACCGGCTGGACGAGGCGCGTGACCGAGCCGAGGGGCTCGCGGCCGAGGCGCTCTTGGAGAACCAAGCACTCAAGGAAGAGATCCGATCACTAGAGAGGGAACTGGATCAATGAAAGTACTGAAGCAGATCATCCCCGTCACCACATACGGCGAGGAGTTCAGCCTGGCCACCGGCCCCCACGGGCCGAGGGTCTACCAGACGCTCGAGACCGCCCGGACGTGGCGCGAGGTCCACGGCATGCAGCACCTGTGGAAGTTCCTCGAACTGACGGTGGAAGAGGGCGAGGAGCCGAAGGTCCGATGGGTCGAGTGAGGCTACCCACCCTCCCTCGCCGGCTCTTCCGTAGGCGGCCTAAGCAGTTCCGGTATCCCTACGGCATCCCACGCGTCGAGAACGGTCTGATCGTCACCACCTACCGGGCCTCGAGCCCGGTGTGGGACGACGGGGTGCTTCACCTGGACGACGGCAGCACGATCGTCTACGGAGGCCGCGAGCATGGCTGAGTTGGTGTACATCGACCTGACGAACATCGACATGACCCGGCTCATCCTCGAGGTCCATCAGATCGAATCGATGAGCGCGGTCGGCTCGGTCCTCACCCAGATCCGCACGAAGTCTGGCGGCGTCTACGAGGTCGAGGAGCCAGTGTGCGATCTGCTCGAGCGCATCAGCAATGTGATGGCGATGGTCGACGGGTACAACACATGATGCCCGGATCGTTGGAGGGCAGCCGCGTCGAGTACGACGGCTACCTCTGGGCTCTGCACGACATCGACTTCATCACCGGACGGGCTCTGCTCACAAGGTGTCTGGTGCCGATGGAGAAGTACCGCACCGAACTGGTACACGTAGCCGCGATCAACTGGCCAAGCTAGTTTCGTCACTGTGACGGCAAAAAGAATCCCCCGGAGGGGTTGGGCTCATCGCCTGACTCCTGCCGGGGGTCTTTTTTTGTGCCTTCTAACTCCTTAGCTTCGCTAAGTTCTTCGGGCTCGTCGGCCCAGTAGTTCGGCGCATCATCCTCATGCCTGCGGCCCACACACCTAACGGTATCGGTTGGCCATCAGCGCCCAGACCGCCGTCCACATCCCGCACCACCCGAGGATCATGAGCGGGAGAATGCCTGGTCCCATCAGGAACACCAGGAGGAAGAACGCGGTCGGCAGCGCCGACAGGATGGCCAGCACAAGGAACAACGGGTTGGGGGCACGGCGCTTCTCGGACGGGACGACGAACTGCGGGTCGGACAATGTATCTCCTGTTCAAGGTGGGTGGTAGTCGCACTCTATACGCCATTACGCCATTACGCAATTACGCCACGGCGCAATTACGCCATTGCGCCATTACGTAAGATCGATCGTTGGATACTCCCGTTTCCGGGGCCGACGCACGGGATCGTTCAGGGACCACGTACTCGTAGCCGCCTCGGTGAGAAGGGCGCTGACCGACTTGTTCTCGTCCAATGCCCTCTGCTTCAGATCCGCGATCAGCTTCCTCGGCAGGTAGGTGTTGAACTTGTCGTTGTCCTTCTTCCGGCTGAGGATCTCATGGGCCTTCTTGGGCTTGATGCCCTTGGCCCGGTTCTCCGCAGCGATCCGCTGAGCCTGTTGGATTGGGGTCTCTGACTCAGACACCGATCGCCACCGCCTCGAGTTCGGCCCACACGTCCCAGTACGCCTCGAGGTCGATCGGCAGGGTGCCGAACGCCTTCTTGATGGACTGCCTCTGGGTAACGAGTGTGTTGAGTACCGGCACCCCCTCCCCCTTGATCTTCGAGCGAACCACGTCGACCATCTTGGCCCGGAGGTCCACCTGGGTCATGAGGACGATGCACGGCGCGGTGTGGCACAGGTCCAGCGTCGGCCAGACGCGCTCCACTTCGATGGGCGAAGCGCCGCACGGGATGATGACCAGGTCGGCCTCCTCGATCGCCTGATCGATCAGAACCGACGTGCCGGGTGGGGTGTCCACGAACACCAACTCCCTGTCCGGTATCACCAGGCGCTCCGGGCACCGGGTCACCTCGAACGGCAAGGCGATCCCCCGGCTGGCCGCTTGGTCGGACCACTTCGAGGCTGACATCTGCGGGTCCGCGTCGATCACTGCGGACTCGATTCCCTGCCTGGCGGCAGCCGTCGCGAGATACATCGCTGACGTGGTCTTACCCACGCCACCTTTCGTGTGGACTATCGAGATCGTTGTCATGGGCTGATCGTACATTGCGCCATTGCGCCATTGCGTAATTACGCCGTTGCGCCGTTGCGCCTTTACGTAATTGCGCCATTACGTCATCACGTAATCGCAGGTCAACACGCCGGAGGGCGCCAAATGCAGGGGATTTGCGACACGCGGGGCCAAGATCCAGGGACAACCGAATAGGCCCAGAAACGACAAAACCCCCGTTGCAGCGGGGGTATGTCTGTCCCGAAGGAACTTGACTGTGGATGTCTCGTTTCACGGTAGCGCACGCCTGCGACAAGCGGTAGCTGCGACACAGAACCGTGATGCATTTCGCAACTGGCTCGAGCGGAACTCAGCGTCGGCCGCGCCGCGCTGGCTCTCCCGCGAGCGGTGGCTACACGACGTAGCGGACTGGTCGACAGGGGAGGGGTTCCGGGCCGCTCGGGCGGCGTCCGGGATCTCTATGACGGCTCCGACGTTCATGGCGATCATGCGTGTCATGGCCGATCACGCAGACCATGCTGACGGGCGCTGTGTGGCAGTCTCCCGTGCCAGAATCGCCGCAGCGGTGGGCTGTAGCCCCCGCACGGTGACGAACGCCTGGCGGCTTCTCAGGCTCTCCGGGTACGGGCTCGAGGTCCAGCGGGGCCACGGGTCGGAGCAAACCCCGTCTCAGGGCTGCCGCCCGAGCATCTACCACCTTGTGAGCAAACGACGGCCGGTTGTGGAGTTCTGCTACCTACCGCCGAAGGCGGGTGTTGGTAGTTCATCTCCTGTAGATCAGTTCTCACTAAACGGCGCTCCGCGCCGCCAAAAGATGCCTCGAAGGGAAAGGCAGCCCCACCCGATCGCCGTCCACAAGCTCGCCGCCCAGATCGCCAGGGACTGGGTCGGCCTGAAGCGGTGCCATACCGGCCAGATCTGCAACGCGATCGTCAACGCCGGGATCGATCCGGGGGAGTGGACGTACGCCCGACTGAAGCGGGCCGTCGAGGACGATATGAGGGCCACTGGGGCCGTCTGGCCCGATCAGGTGGCATATCCGCAGGGATTCCTGTACTCACGCCTTCGGCGGGTTTCGTCACAGTGACGGATCTATTGTGCAGAATCGCCCACAGGAAATTGACAGGGTGGTAAACCGAGGTGTTGACGCCCCGGTCAGGCTGCACTGCTGCTGAACAGAGAAAGTACCCTGGCCGGGGTTGTCCTACTCCTAGACCTCGTCGGGCTCGATGATGTCGATGTAGTCGGCGGCTTCGAAATGCACCGCACTCCACGTTCGGGCCATCACGAACAGAACTAGGACGGGGTAAAACAGGCGCTTGAACACCAGGGACTCCTTCTCTCAATAGGGGCATACCAGTGTTACTGGCCAGTAGCACTAACGCCCTGAGTCTCGGCTGCTGTTCCGCTGGGGGTTATGACTTTCGTCTCCTGCGTGGTAGGTGGCCGGTGACCTCCATGAGCCGAAGCTCGCCGCGCTCTTGCTGAGAGAGCGCACCGCCTCCCTTGAACAGGTAGCCGTCCGCGTACTTGTATACATTCCCTCCGGGGAGCCCGGTGCGGGCATCGATCTTCATGAACCGCTCCGTACCGCAGCGTATGCAAACGAGCCCTTGGAGGTAGTTCTTGCCGTCTCTCTTCACCGTGGTGTAGTCCCACGCGTGCATGAAAACGCGGCACATCCTGTGCGCCGCAGCAACCGTCCGGTCGATCTCTTTCTCAGCCACTGTGTGCCTTCGTGTATGCGTCGACTATCTCGGCCTTGATGATGCCCTTGTCTCCAATCTCCCACCCGTTGTTCCTTGCCCACTCTCTAACTGCCGCACGCTCTTCTTTTCCAAGTGAGATGGGCGCGTAGCGTTTCGGGGCATCCTTCTTCTCCCGAACTCTCTTCTGTTTCACCTTCGAATGAGCCGCCTGCAAATAGGGCTCGAGGGTCTTCACAAGCTCCCTGTAGTGCGCCTTGGTGAGGTCGAGTGTGTAGTCGTACCCGTCCCAGCCTATGACGGCCTTCTCTTCGGCAATCTTGCTGCGGTCGAAGTCGTCGGTGGTTCTTACTATGAGTTCACTCGCCATGCTCGAGAGAGTATCTCTTCAAACGCAAAAAGACCCCCACCCGGCCGAAGCCAAGCAGGGGTCTCTTTGTTACGTCGCGATCGGAGTGAGTCCGATCGAGTTGGTGTTGACGCGGATGATGTCTCCGCTGGTGCCGCCCTTGACGACGCTCGCCTGTGCGGAGTAGAGGAAGTTGCCTCCCGTGGGGGCGTCCCAGAAGCTGACGAACTTCAGAACCTCTGTAGCCGCCAGCGTGTGCTCCGGGAGGGTGCCACCCAGCGCGATGGATCCCGATGCCGCAGCGTTCCACGTAGTCGCCTTCCGGGTTGCCCCGGTCGCTACGTTGGCCGTCCCGGCCGCACCAGGCTCGCCAGCGTCAGTGTGGAACTGTGCATAGATCGTCGTCGGCGGCGTGTATACGACGCCTCGGAACGTGTGGTCGAGCAGTTTGTTGACCAGGTAGGTGCTCACACCTGTTGCCATGAAGTCTCCTGATTATCGAGTTGAGTCACTGGTAGGCGCGGAACCACGCCGATCCCTGAGCGCCCTTGCCGCCCACGTCGCCGGTACCGAACAGCGCACCGCCGCCACCTTCTCCACCGCCGCCTGGCGGGTTGCCTGGGTCACCGACGCCTGATGCGTTGGCGAGACCGGACGGGGCACCGCCGACGTACGGCTGGCCGTTGTAGTTCTGCGTGCCGGGGGACTTGCCGATGGGCTCGGAGCCACCGGACGGGTTGGTGCCCGAACCGCCTGCGCCGCCTAGGGCGATGAGGGAGTAGCTCCATCCGACTCCGCTGATCGTCGTAGCGCCGCCGCCTACGCCGTTGCCGTTGTTCGACCCGCCGCCATTACCGCCTGCGGTGATCGTGACGCTGAAAGATGTTGCGGACCAGGGGATGTGGACGCCTCGCTGTAGCGTGGCTGTAGACCAGGTGCCTGCGGCACCGCCCTTACCGTCAGCGTTACCGATGTTCGCGCCACCAGCACCACCGCCACCGGCTCCGAGGAGCACGATGTCGATGAAGTCGCACCAGCGCGGGATGGTGTAGGTGAAGGTGCCTACCGTTGAGAACTGCTGAGTCGACGCGGCGGTCGGCGGGAAGCCGAAGGTAGCCGCCGTGTTTACGGTGACCGCAGTGGGGTTCATCACCATGTTCTGGACCGAACTGAACCCGAGAGTGCGGTTCGCAGAGAGTGTCTGCGAGACCGTCAGCATCTTAACCGCTTGGAACGCAAGGTCTCTGGTGGCGGTGACCGCCTGGACGAGCCCTAGCTGCTTGATGGCAGTCAACTCTGTCTGTGTGACGAACTGGACCGAGAGATCCAAGTCGAGCCCCACGACCACCCACCACCCACGCTCAGCCGGAAGGCTGGGAGCCGTAGGGGATACGGACCAGCCCTTCGACTTGGGCGTGATGATCGGGGAGGGGTTTGTTGACCAACCGGCCATGTTCCCTCCTATGCAATCTTGGTGATGGTGAGCCAGGTCTTAGCGCCCTGCGTGTCTCCGATGAGGCCGATGTCGTTGCTCGCCCCCATGCCGGGGCGGATCTTCCCGCCAGCGGGCACGTAGTAGACGAACGGATCGCCACCGACGTGCGTACCTCGAGAGAACGCGGGAGCACCGAACGCCGCGATCGTGATGGCGTCCTGTGTGTCACCTTCGGCCCTCTTGACCGTGTCCACGGTCCACGTCGGGTACCAGGTGTTCATGGTGTTGAGCGCCTGATCCACCTCGATACGGATCGTGCAGAGGTAGGTGCCTGCCTTCTCGACAGTCGCCTCGCTCGTCGCCGGGTTCCACGTAATGTCCGGGCTCTTGTAGGAGACCGCGTCGAACAGGTTGGCGGGCAGGAAGCTCTCGCCGTTGTTCTTGCTCGCGGCAGCCGTAGTCGAGCGGAACACTCGCATCGTCGTGCCTGTGACAGTCGGGGGAGCGTTGTCGACCACCGAAGCACCGGCCACGTTGCCGGGGGTCTGCTTGCCGTTGGTCTCGGTGTACGAGCCCCAGTAGCAGTGGTTGTCGTCCACGATGCTCTGAGCCCCTGCGGGCTCAGTGATGTCGATGACCAACTTGTTGCCCGACAGCACCTGGTGCCGCCTGGCGTTCGTGCCGACGCCGCAGATGATCTGCATGTCCAGCGACCAAGTCAGCGGGACGTTGGACGCCCACACGTACTCGACACCGCCCTTGACACAACCGATGTCGCCCCGATAGGTCAGGAAGCCCGTGCAGTACCCGCGTGCGAACACGTAGTCGGTCCCGGCCGCGTTGGCGCGGGCGATCGACCAGATGCGTGGCTTCTGGCCAGACGAGTTGTCTGACGGCGGGGAAGCGAGCGTGCCTCGAACCACCTGGAACGGAGTCAGCGTGGGCTGCGGGTACAGCAGCAAGCAGTCCCGGTCACCGTTGTCGACCAAGTTCCAGACGGCGTGGCCGTCCTTGATCCCGAGCGTGGAAGTGCCTGGGCCGCTGTAGGTCATGTTGAACAGACCCGAGGGGAAAGGCCCGTCCGGGTAGTCCCCGAAGTCGATGTTGTACCGACGACCGCCGCTGTTGTTCGCGTCCTGCTCTGACTTCAGCGCCTGGATGTCCCTGGTCGCCTTGGTCAGCATGGAGAACAAGTTCTCGAACGTGGCCTTCGCCGCGTCCAAGCCAGCCCCGATGATCTCGCTGCCCTCTTGGCTCGCGCCCGAGAGCGCGTTGGTGGCCGCGTCGACTAGATCCTGAAGCTCCTTGATCTTGTCCAGACCGTTGGGGATCTGCGGGATGTTGTCGAGGTTGTCGAGCTTGCTCGCGTCGAACAGACCGCCAGAGGTCAGCCACTTGATCCGGTCCTCGAGGCCGTCGATCAGGTCGCGGGCCAGCAGCCCGGACTTGTGGGGCATCACCTGGTCGAAGTGAACCGCCCCGGCCGTCGCCGTGGGCTTGACTGTGAGCCGCACACGGAACGTCTTGACCGTCGAGGGCACCGTGTAGGTGCCTGACACCGGCAACCACCCGCTCGTCGTCCCAGAGGGCGCTGAGGGCGCGTAGAGCGTGGGCCTGGACACCATCGTCTTGCCCGCCAGGTCTGAGTACGTCTCAAGGCCGACCTCGAGCGGCGAGCCCGTGGCCGTCAGGCCGACGTGCCGCAGGAACCCGGTGACGTTGATCTTCTGCCCTGGCGTGACGAACACCAGATCCTCCGAGAGGAGTTCCTTGGTGGTGCCGTTGGCCGTCGTCTTGGCCGAGCCGGGAGTCGTACGACCGGCCACGCTCTGGAAGACCGTGGAGTCGAACAGCCAGTCCGTACCGCCGTCGATCGAGATCGCGCCGTCCAGATCACCGCGAGGCAGCAGGTTGGCTGCCCAGTCTCCCAGGTGGGAGATCGGGATCAGGGGAAGCTGGTTCGGGTTGATGATGCCGGTGAAGATCCCGCCGAGGTTGTTGATCCAGTCGAGGATGTCGTCGTCGGTAGCGCCCGTCAGGCCGGTGAGCAGATCCTTGATGATCTGGATCGCCTGGTCGCGGGTGTGGTTGAACTTCTCGATGAGGTCTTCGATGGTGCCGCCGACGGCACCCTTGATCTGGTCGAGGAAGTCCTGCCAGTCGGCCCGCTTGAAGAACACCGGGTCGGACAGGGACGACATGATCTTGTTGACCGAGGACAGCGGAGTGTCGAAGTCACCCGGCAGAACGTCGGGCATGATCGCGCCGATCTTCTGCAGGGTCTCCAGCGGCAGCTTGAGCAGTTGGTCCCGCAGCAGGTCGAGTGCGTTGCCTACATCGGGGGTCGGAATCGCGAACAGATTCTTGACCAGGGTCTCGGTGTAGCCCTGGCCGAAGTCGAACTCGCCCCCGCCGATCTCGAATGCGCCGTCAGCGCCGATCGCTTCCAGCGGGTTTGTGGGCCAATCCATTTCAGCCTCTCTGGTTGTTGACGACTACGCGCAGCCGATCTCCTTCGATGCGCTCGACGCGCTCGGTGCGTAGCTCCTCTCGGAGCCCGCCGATGTCCTGCCGTACGTCGCGTACGTCTGTCTTCACGTCTCCGACGCTGGTGGTCAGCGTCTTGACGGCAGCGACCAACTCATCGATGTCATCGCGGAGGTTGGTGCTGTGGTCGTTCGATACCTGGTCGCGGATCTCGCCTAGCTGCTTGCCGTGACGCTTCTGGTTGAGCCACACGGGGAGGACCGTGCCGCCCATGCCGCACAGTGCGACGAAGGCGAGCATGATCACGTCCTGCCAACTGTCCGGGTTGAACAGCCCGCTCATTCGGAGTACTCCTCGGCCATTGCAGGGCCGGGGCGGTTGTCCGGGATCATCCCGGCTTCGCGGTACTGACGAAGCATGGCCTCGTTCTCCTGTTGTGTGAGTTTGCGGATGTCTGGGATACGCACTGGCTCCGGGTCGGGCTCGTCGTGCTTGACCCACCGGGCGGCGTTGTTCATGTCGTGGCGCTGGCCACGGAATGCAGGCTGGAACTTGATCTCCTGCTGGGGAAGCTGACTGACGTGGATGTTGCCGTCCTCATCAGCCAGCCCCTTCAGCCAGTCGACGTGCCGAAAGCCCGCCTGCCATAGCCGCTCAGACCAGTCGGCCAGGTAGGCCGGGTGGGTGATCGCTCCGACACCGGCAACCATCGGAAGGTTGCGGAGAGCCCAGATGGCATGCTGCCGTGGGTCATTCGGGTCGTGCGACTGCTGAGACGGTATGGACATGGCGGTGCCTTTCGGTTAGAGAATCCCCGCTAGGCCAAGCCCACCGTTGATGCGCTTGAACTCTTCGAGGATGGCTAGTGCTGGTGATTTCGGTTCGCGGTAACCGATCCCGATCTTCAGCGGCTCGAAGCCGTCCTTGCCGATGCGGAACTTGATGCGCTTGACGCGCTCCACGAACAACTGGTCTTCGACCGGGTAGCCGAGGACCGACGTGCCGACACGGTCACCAATCCACGCGTGGCCGTAGCCCTTTGGCGCGAAGATGTACGGTGCGGCATCTGAGACCTCAATCTCATGGGCCGTCCTGGCCCTGGTCTTGTGGATCTCTGCGGCGATGGCCGCGAACGCGCTCAGGGAGAACGCCTTGATCTGACCCTCGGCCATGTTCTCGAAGTAGTGGAAGTCACCGAGGCCGGTGACGATGTCTTCGAGTCCCGCGATGGGCAGCGAGAGCCCCGCCGCACGCAGCGTCGGCACCTCCATGAACGCACCGATCGTGTCGGTGTAGATCGGCTCGAGGACGGAGTTGATCAGACCACCCAGAGGGGGAAGGTCGATCGCGCCGCCCACGGCGGCTACGGCCGGGATGGATGCGATGGCGGTGTTGATGAACGAGGTCAGGAGGTCGCCTCCGATGTTTATCAGAGCCCCAATTCCCTCGTTGATCCCCGGAGCACTGGACCCTCCTGCCAGGAAGGATGTGTCGGTGGCCTCGTAGTACGAGAACTCCGACGACTTGATCCCGGTCAGCGGTCCCTCTTCGAGCACGACGTGCGGAGCACGCGGGCTGGTGCCCAGGAACAGCGGGTTGTAGTACTCGCCGGGGTACGTGTAGTCCCCGGAGAACACGTCGACTCCCTCGACCTGGCCATCGCTGGCCAGCGTCACGATCGCCCGGACGAATCCGGTCAACCATGAACCGCCGAAGGCAGTTTCGGTGCCCCAGCCGCTGTTGTCCTCGATGTCCCACACGACGCAGCCGTCCCGGAGCGGGATCAACTGCAGGAGATCCTCGACAGGGTCGATGCCCCAGACGCCCTTGAGATCCTCGAACGGGTGCGGGTCGCGGTCCTTGATGTACCGGCGACACGTCAGCGTCAACTGATGGTCGTTGAGGATCTGCTTGGCGGTGTCGTAGAACGTCCCGAAGCGGGAGAACACCATCGTCACCGGGCTGTTGTCAGCCAGGAACGGGAATGGCTTTACGATGTTCCGCCAGTTTGCTGGGTTGAAACTCGGACCCATCCATTCGTTTATATCCGTGGGGTCGTCAGGCAATGTCCACAATGACGTTTCGAGCCTGAGTAGGTTCACGAACAGGGTTACCAGCAAACACCACTTCGCCGGACCAAAAATGATCCAGACCTTGGGAAACTGCAGTTCAGGGCGTAGAAATGGGTTGCACCAGACGCGGATATGCTTGGTCTGCTCGAAATCGTGCAAAAAGATTATCTCGAGATACTGGTCGCCGGATTCGTTCTTCACGACCCGGTAATGATCCATCATCCCGGTCCATCGAGCGCCTTGCTTCTCGATGTTGATAATTACATTTCGCTTTGCTCGACCCCGGTGATTCATCGCCCATTTGGACAGGTAATGATCGAGGGGCATGTGCAGTGTGCAGACGCCGGTCTCGTTCTCGATGAACTCCCATTCGAGGACTCGCTGGCCTGCGACCATGCCACGGAGGCGGAAGTCGCCGTCCCGGAGTTCTACGTCCGGGTCGGCCAGTCGAGCCTGCTCGAGCTTGCAGCGGCGAAGTTGGATCTTGTCCCAGAGCGCGTTGCACTCCTTGACCGATGCAAGGCCACTCATCATGGCCTCCTAAAGCCGAAGTCGGATCTGTCGTCGTACTCCCACTCGTCCCACGGCTCGCCCTGGATCTCGGCGGTCTGGTCGTTGGCAGCGATTTCGAAGTTGTGCGTTGTGCCCCCGGTGATCTCCTCGATCACGTCCTCCTCGACGTACTCGGACTCATCGCCCTCGTAGTCGACGGTCGCGACCCGCAGGCCGAAGACCCGCAGAACCCAACTCATTCGAGCCCCCAGCAGCGCGACCACGGCCTTGGGAGCCGCAGGCTGACTACCTGCCCCGGAGCGCATCCCGTTGCGTCTATGACGAACTCACGCTCTTCGGTGTAGGGCGGGATCATGTTCTTGAAGCGGACCCCGTTCATGCGAGCCCAGACAGGGGAGCCTGACTCCGAGGAGATCTGCTCTTCGCGCCTGTCGGTGTCGATGATGCAGTTCTCGCCGTAGATCAGCCCCGGCGTCTTGACGCGCCGGTTCTCATGCTCGGGATCCTCGAACGAGTAGTCCGGGACCACGAACTGAGTGAACGGAGCGGTCTCCCACGGGATGTCGATGTCGATACGGACACCCAGCAGGGTCATGTCGAAGTTGGGGATCGGGTCGATCGCACCGGGCACAGCCCACTTGGGTGCGATGTACTGGTCGGTGGGGTTGAGCCCACCTTGCTCGCGGCCGACCTTGATCTTCAGGGTCTCCTTGGGCAGTTCCTGCCACGGCCAGATGCCGCCAGGCCAGAACGTCGGCTCGAACCTGGTGTCGGTCTTCGTCTTAGCGGAGAACACCCGGTCGTCCTCGTACCAGAACGGGTCGTACGCGATGCACGACATCACCGTCAGGTTGATGGACTTTCCTCGGGGGTCGGTCTTCATCTCGACCTTGGGGCTCTCGAAGAGCCGCACATGGAGGTAGCGAGTACCGGAGTCGGGGGTGGTGACGTAGAGCTTGGCGTCACGGTTGAATGCCCATGCCTTGCGCCACTCGGAGTCCCGCGACAGCCAGGACCGGGGACCGATCTTGGCGTCGTTGAGCACCTGGACCCCAAAGACGATGTCGCGCTTCAGGATCCTGTGGTTGAGGTAGCGGGCACCGGGGTAGTTCCCCGGCTCTTCAACAACGACCTTGACGGGAGGGTCGTAGAAACAACCCTCCACGTCTGTGGCCAGGTACACGCCCTGGTCACCGGTCGTCAAGTTGAACCATTCACCGTTGACACCGCGTAGTTCCACGACGGTGTCGGTGATCAATCTGTGTGCCTCCTATTGGATGTCAAGTCAGCGAGATGGGCCAGTGACAGTCATCGCGTCGGTGCGCTCCTGGCGCTCCTTGATGGACATGGCCTCATCGACCGAACCGATCTGGAAGATGTACTTCGTGCCCTCGGTGATGAGCTTGGAGACCAAGCCGTTGCCCGAGATGCCCAGGTCCGAGAGGAACTGCTTCCCAGTCGCTTTCGCGAAATCAACCGGTGCGTTCATGAGGTCCGCTGCGGCCTTGACGAGCGGGTCATCGCCCGCCGCATCGCCGTACGCTTCCTCGTTCTTCAGCCGGTCCTTCTGGTAGGACAGGATGTCCTTCTGAGCCTGCAACTGATCGATCTGGTTCTGGAGTGCCTTGCGACCTTCCTTGTCGTCGGACGACAGCGCGTTCTTCTCGATCTTGAGGCGCTTCTTCTCCTGCTCGATGACATCGATCGACTTCTTCAAGTCGTTGGTGTCGATGCCAGCAAGAGCGCCCGTCTGGTCGGTGCCAGCGTCCATCGCCTGCCGGATCTGCTCGGCCATGTTCTTGGCCATGTCGAGCGTGCTCTGCAGCCCGTCCTCGAGACCGGCCCCGAACTGGTCGCCCAGCGCCTGACCGCCTGTGAAGATCGATACCCAGCCAGCCCCGGAGAGCGGACCCTCCTTCGCGGGGGAGTGGGGGATCATGTTCAGCACGCCGCCGACGACAGACCCAACCGCGTCCTTCACCGCACCGGCCATCGACTTGATGCCGCCGATGAACTTCTCGATCAACGCTCGACCGGCCGAGGCCAGGTCGATGCTGGTGATGGCCGAAACGATGTTCGAGCCCATCTCGTTGATGATGTTGATGACGGTGTTGGCTGCGCCCTGGATGATCGACACGACCGTGTTCCATACGCCCTGGACGATTCCGCTGACCTGATTCCAGATCCCTGCGAACCACCCGGAGAACGCACCCCACGCCGCTTGCACGACGCCCCACGCGGCCTGAGCGGCCGTTGAGACGGCGTTCCACGCTGTGCTGGCAGGACCGGCTAGGCCGGAGAAAATCCCGCCCAGGAAGGCCGCTGCGCCGCCCCAGATCGCGGAGATGATGTTCCACGCCTGCGTTGCCGCAGCCGAGATCACATTCCAGATCGGAGTAGCGATTTGAGCGATCGGGGTGAAGATGGTCGAGAAGAACGATCCGACCGGAGCCCAGACACCCTGGATGAACGACCACGCCTCAGACGCGGAGTTCTTGATGCCGTCCCAGATGCCGCCCCAGTCGACGCCGTCGAGGCCGTCCTTGATCCACTGGATCGGGGCAGGCAACAGGTCGCCCATGTTGCCGCCAGCTTCTTTGTCGAACACGCCGATCTTGTTCATCGCGTCGGCAGCCCACGTCAGTGCGTCGGTGATCCCTTGGACGAGATCGAGCACCGCCTGCAGTTCCTGCTTGAACGACTGAACCTTCTCGGGGTCGGAGAAGAAGTCGAGTGCCTTACCGGCGATCTCAACGAGTGCGCCGCCAATTTCCTTGAGCGTGAACCCAAGTCCTTCGAGGGCATGGTCGAACTTCGACATGCCGTCTGGACCCTTGGTGGTGAAGTCAGTGACCCACTTGGAGAACGAAGCTCCGGTGTCGCTGAACCACTTTCCGATGTCCGGGAACTTGGTGGAGAACGCTGCGATCAGATCGATGAAGCCCTGCGTGAACGACGCCACGCCGGGGGCCGCGGCCTCGAGTCCACCTGCGATGTTGCGGATGGTGCTCTCGACCTTGGCCAGGTTCTCCGGGGAGGTGAGCACGTTGGCGATCGACTGTGCGATGTCGGCCAGCCCCTGCGTGACAGTGGGCAGCGTCGACTTCAGCGACGGGAAGATGTCTCGGAGCTTCTCGAACACCGGGGTGAACTGCTCTTCGACCTTCTCCGACATGGTCTTCTTGAGCGCGTCGAGCGGCTCCTTGAGAATCCCAGCGGCCTTCTTCAGGCCGTCCATGCCGAGCGCCAGAGCGCCTATGGGGATCGCGATGCCAGCGATCAACCCCGGCAGTGCCAGGAGCCCCGTGGTGAGGGCTCCCAGCAGGCCGACGATCAACGGAGACAGAGCCCCGATGGCAGCGATGATGACCGCGTAACCGGCCGGGTTGATGCCCGAGCCGAACGACGGGAACGGAATCTTGTCCGAGATCTTCGCGAACTGTTCCTTCATGCGCTGGAACATGCTCTTGTCGACATCGGCTTCGACCTCGACCTTGGCGCTCATGCCTGCGGTCTTGGCCTTGACCTCCTTGCGGAAGTTGCCCATGTCGGGCTCGACCTGGATCTTGGCTCTGACCGACTCTTCGATCGCGTCGAGGTCACGCTGTAGCTCGCGCCGGAACTCCTTCGAGTTCGGGGAGACCTTCACCGAGATCTGGGCTACCTCAACACCGGTAGCCATACCGGCCTTCTTAGCCATTCAACTCCTTCTCCTTCCTGAGTCGGTGCGCCCGCTTCGCGGCCACGATCATGTGGGCGAACGAGCCGGGTTTAGGCGCACTCTTGGTGTCTGAATCGGGAGTCGGGAACGGCTCCGGTGGCTTGGGTTTCGGCTTCGCCGGATCGCGGTTGACGACCGTGAGGATGTGGTTGTTGGCACGCAGCGCGTTGACTGCGGCGACAAGCGCATACCTGTCGGCATCCCAGCCCCGGAACTGAATGCCGCCCCGCCGAGACGCGTAGAACGCGCCATCGGTCGGTAGCTGCATGATCAGAGCCAGGACGTAGCGGGGCGAGAGCGGAGCCTCCTCCGACCACAGGAGTCGGAGGTCAAGCTGGTAGTGATGGAGCAGATCGCTGAGGATCGCCTCGCCATGCTTGTCGATCAGGCTGGCGAGGACTCGGCTTCCCCCAGTTGCGTCTCACCGATCCACTTGGTCAGGACCGACGTGTGCAGCGTGGCCTTGATCTGTGGGTCGTCGTGCTCGAGTTCCGCGATCAACCGGCGCGAAGCGGCGGGTCCGCAGATCAGCCGGAAGATCTTCGAGACTGCCTCGCAGACGATCTCGGAGACCTCGGTGTCCGAATCCTCGTCGTCCTCGTCCACAAGCTCATCGATGTTGTCGATCTCCTTGAGGGCTGCCTGCACCGCCTCGCGGGCGGGCTTCTTCAGCTTCAGGACGCTCTTCAACTCGACGGTGGAGCCGTCCGACAGTTCGATCTTGGTGGGCGCGTAGCGGCGCTCGGCCTCTTCCCTCATCGAGTCGAGGGTGAATACGTTTGACATGGCGAACCTTTCTTGTGTTGGCGGGCAATGAATTTGGCGGGTGGAGGGGACCGGTAGGCCCGCCAAGGAACCGGCCCCCTCCGGGGTAGACACCCGACTGGGTGTCAAGTTTGTTACGGCGTGGTATCGACGTTGAACAGGTCTTCGTTGATCCACTTGAAGGGCAGTTCGTCCTCGAAGTCGAGGTAGGTGAACCGCACCGGCAGAGCAGCCAGGTCATCGATGGGGAGGTCGATGGCGTCGTCGCGCTTGACGCTCGCCTTCCACGCGTGATGGCCGAGGCGGAAGTCGCCGTCCACGATCACGACGAAGACAGCCTTCTCGTTGGTCTGGCTGGGGTCGACGCCGAACTCACCCTCGACGGTGGAACCGTTGGGGCCGTAGTACAGCGACAGCGAGTCCTCATCGAACTGGTGCAGCAGGACCGTCACGAAGTCGATCGGATCCTCGGAGTTGATCTCGCGGAGCTTCTTCTTCTGCCAAGATCCCTTGACCTCAGAGTCGCCGCCTTCGAAGCCGAACTCGGGCAGGGTGCCCCGGCTGGTGTGACCGGCGTTGTCCCAGACGGTGAGGCCCACGCCCCAGGTGCTGGTGTCGGTCAGGTTGATCGTCTTGAGTTGAGCGGCGGTCGGCGCAGCGGTGCCCGGAGGGGCGGTGAACACGTAGCCGACTGCAGCGGTCAAAACTGCATCGTCATCAAGTGCCATGTGGCATACCTTTCGGTTAGTTGGTTCTCGGTCGACGCACGCCGAGCCGGATAAGACCCTGGATGCGCCAGGAGTCCTGGTAGAGGGAACTGAACTGGGTGGCGCCCATCGTTTCGAAGATGGACGTCAAATACCCTGCGGGAGTTTGGATCTGGTGTTCCACCGCTTCGTACAGCACCTCGAGGGCGTCCTCGTAAAGCTCCTCGCATTCGAGGAGCCCTTCGGTCGAGTACGCCGACATTTCGATCACCGGCTTCGTGTGAAGCAGCGGCAACTGCGGATTCCTGGTGCCGCCGATGCGGCGCACGTTGATCATCGGGAAGTCCCGGTAGTCCACGTCAGGAACCCATGTGGTGACCTCGACTCCATCCAACGAGGGAGCCGCCCGGAGTAGGGGGGCCACCACCTTCTGGACGCGAGGCATTCGCGCCATGCGGCCTCCTTACATGGTGTGCCCGCCATAGGCGGCACGGGTCAGGATGTATTCGGGGTCAGGCGGTTTGGTGTCCGTGTCCGCGAACACACCCGATGGGGCGTGGCCGAACTCGAGGGCCATCGCGTTGGGGGCGTGCAGTGTGGTGAAGCAGTCCACGTCGTGCTCGGACGAGTCGATGTAGGCCGGGAAGTAGTCCTTCGGCGTCACGCGGGTCGTCTTGTTGGCACCGGCCAGGTTGGCCCTGGCCCGTCCCTCTACGTCGCGGTTCACGCGGCGCACGGTGCGCTTCGTCTCCCGGTGCCTCGCGGCAGCTTCGTTGGCGTTGGCGTAGACCTTGGCCATCAGTACCTCTTGATCGTGTAGTCGACGCGAGCCAGAGACGGGGAAGAGTCGTACTCGGTGGCGTCTCCGAAGAGCGCCCACCGCTTGCCCTTCCACTCGATCTCGGACTGAGCGCCCAGCACCCCGTGCTCCTTGGTGAAGCTGCGGGGGAAGCGCATCCGGTAGACCTTCTCGGTCTCGTAGCCCTCGTTGTCCTGCTCAGCACGTCGTGCGGACGTGCCTGACTGGTTGGCCACCTGGAACCGGGCGATCGCTGGGATGCCGGTCTTGGAGGGCTTGGTGCGCTTGTTGCCGTCGCCGTCGATGACGAGCACCTCGGGGTAGACGATGCAGGGCTGGTACCGGGCTCCGGTGTCGAGGAGGCTCATAGCACCGCCGTCCGGGCCACTCGGGTGGCTCGCTGCGGGACGTTGCCCCACTCGATGCGCCAGTCGTGGACGCACGTACAAATCGGGGGATCAGCTTCGTGGTCGCAGCCGTACGTGGTGACCTCGGGCGGCTTGACCGCACCTTCGAAGTCCACGGGGTACGGAGCCTTTGGCTGCCACTGATCGCCGTCACCGACCGCGCTCATGTCGGCATCACCAGGTTGGGCTCGATGACGAACGATCGCTTCAGCGAGTTGACGCCGAGGATCTCCCACTCTTCGTCGGTGATCGTCAGCTTGCCGGTCTGCAGGTCGGTGGAAAGCTGGTAGGTGTATGCGCCGTCAGTCTCCGACATGTAACCCTCGGGGTTACGGACCAGTCGGAGGACCGCGTCGGCCTCGATGTCGATCAGGTCTTGCCTGAACGTGGGGGAGGCCGTGACCTTGGCGTCAAGGCCGGTGATCCGGCGTCGGATCATCCGCTCGACCTGCGCGAGCCGTCGCGTAATCAGCGCCATCACTTCGGGTTCGGGCTCTTTGGCCCACAACTCGACTACGTCTTGAGCGGTCGCGTAGGACACGGGTTACTCCTTGGTCTCGGCCTCGGCAGCCTTCGCGGCTGCAGCGGCAGCGTTGTCGGCCTCGATCTGGGCCTTGGTTCGCCGTGTGCGCTTCTTCGGCGCTTCGGCAGGGGGATCGGAAGGGGCGGGGGTGAAATCGCCGTCAGCGACCCACTGGCCGCTCGCGATCAGCTTCTCCGCGAACTCGTCGTCCACCTCGCACAGCCCGCCGTTTAGGGCGGATCTGATCAGTGCCATGTTGTCCTTTCACAGGACACCCGGAGGGGGCCGACCCGAAGGCCGACCCCACTCCATTGGGTGTCAAGTTTGAATCACGCAGTGACGACGTTGGTCAGCTTGACGAACGCGTCCTTGTCGTGAACCAGAAGGCCGTACTCAGCCTCGACGCGGACTGCGACGAGGTTGTGCTGCCACAGCGACACGAAGTTCGGCGCGGCGAAGGTGCCCAGGTTCAGCGTGGCCTGATCGGTCACGTCGAAGGACAGCCCGCCGACCTGGCCCCAGAGGATCTGGGAGAAGTCGCCCATGTAGCCGACCGTGGTGCCGTGGGCGACGTGGTCGCTCAGGACGGTGGGACGGCTCAGGATGCGGCCCTCGCGGTACGGCGAGGTCAGACCCTCGTAGGGGCTCTCGATGAACAGCGGGCGACCCGCAGCATCCTTGGCACCGTTGAGGATCGGCTCGGCCAGGTCGTCCAGCAGGGTGCCGGTCCACTTCTTGCCAGCCGACAGGAGCAGGTTCAGGCCGTTGACACCGAGGGCGTCGTACGCCGTCAGCGTGCTGTTGCCCGCGCCGCCCGGATCAGCCAGGGAGACCGACTTGGTCGTCTGGTCGATGTACGCGCCGAACGGGGAGTCGGTGCCCGCGATCGCAGCGGCGTCGAACGCCAGCGCGATGGCCGTCGCAACCTTGGTACGCATGGTGCCGAGGTAGTTGGCCGGGTTGGCACGGACGGTTTCGGCCGAGGCCACGAAGATCGTCGCGATCTTGTGGGGGCTCACGGTCGACTGAGCCAGGTCACCCTTGGTGATCGGCTTCATGTCGCCCTCACCCAGCCACTGCGCCGACACGTCGCCGGTCCAGTGCGGGATCTTGATGCCCGTGGCACCCATCGGGATCTTGGTGGCGACCTTCTGGATGATCGAGGTCTTCTCGGCCTCAGCGAAGTAGTCCTTCGCCTGCTCGGGCTCGAGGTAGCCCTCGAACATCGAGTCGCCGGTCTGGGCGATCTTGCTGTTGTTGACGGCGAAATCTGCCATCGTCTATCTCCTTTGTTGGAAGGGGTTACGCCCCGACGGCCTTACGAATGGCGTCGAGGATCGGGTCTCCGTTAAGCGGCATGTCTTTCGGCTTGCCACCGAAGCCCTGGGTGGGATCGAATGCAGGAGAACGCGATTCGAAGCCGCCGATCAACTCGAGGTTGCTCTTGGCGGACTCACCGATCGACTCGGCGTCGTTGCCCTGCAGGATCGCAACGAACTGACGAACCTTGTCGCTCGGAACCTTGGCGTCGATCGTGGTCTCGTACTTCTGCAGCAGAGTCCACGCTTTGCCAAGCTCGTTCTCCAATTCGGTGTAGCGGGTGTCGCGCTCAGCGAGTTCAGCCTGGTGCTTCTCGTTGAGTTCCTTGACAGCCGCGTCGACTGCATCCTTCTTGGCGTGCCGCGCTGCGGCGGCTTCCTGGCGAAGCTCCTTGACGTAAGCCTCATCGAAGACCTTCGGGTCTTTCTCCAGCGGCTTCTCGACTGGAGTCGGGTCGGCCTCGGGAGTACCTTCGGGAGTTGCAGTGTCGGACATACTTTTTCGCCTCCTGGGCTATTTGTGAACCCACCTGGGGTTCGGTGACTACGCAGCGAATGCGTAAGATGGGATGGTGATTTCGCCTCGAGAGAGGCGTCTGCGGAGCGCGTTGAGCGTCTCCTTGTTCGTGTTCTTGGTGCGGGCCTCGCCCGACTCGATGAGCCGGGACGCTTCCTTGCCTGCGTCTATCCAGAGCCGATTCGCCTCTAAGGCCGCATCGCGGCCAGGCCAGTTCTGGATGTCGAACACCGGGACTGCGATGCAGTCACAGCCTGTGTGCCACTCTTCGAGGTGGTCGTCTATCGACTCGCGGAACGCCTCGAGATCCTGACCGGCCTCTTTCCAGAGGTCGAGCATCGTCTCGTCATCGAGGTTGACCCCCGCCGTGCGAGCCTCGCTGTAGGCGAAGTTGCCCTTGTGGTTGAGGTCCGCTCCTCGGGAGATGAGCATCAGACACCAGGCGCATGTTTCGCGCCCCGTGGCCACTCGAGCCCAGCCCTGTAGGACTTGCGGCTCGCTCTTGACCGCGCCGATGATCTGTCGGCGTCCAGCCATCTCGACTTCCCGAACTGCCGTCATCGCCAGGCGGTTCACCGCGATCTGCGGGGAGTTGCTCTGGGACATGCCCTTTCGGGCTGGCTCCATGTTCTGGACGAACCACTTCCACTGCTCCTCGCTGAGCAACCGCTCGTTGCGGGGGAGGGTGGGGTGGTGTAGTTCGCGCTGAGCGTCGTACAACCTTCGGCCCAAGGCGGCACTCTCGGAGTACCGCCGTTGGACCTCGGGGAACAGGAATTGCAACAGGCCGAGCCAGTCAGCCATGCTGAGTGCTGGTCCGGTGAACAGCCGTCCGACTTTCTGGACGTAGGCCGAGAGCCCCGCAGTGATCACAGCCTGCTGGGCTGCGTACTCTTCGGGGTTCACGCTGCGGCGTCACCGCCTGTCGACGGCGTCTCGGGCTTCGGAGCGGCCTTGGGGCTCGGGGAGCCCTGGACGGTGGGATCCTGGTCGACCATCGTGCCGATCAGGCCCAGGCCCATGCTCTGCTCTTCTTCGTCCCAGCGGCGCATCTCAGTGCGCTCTGCAACGGAGTAGCCCATGTCGATGCGAGCCCGCTCACGCGGGATGACACCGGCACCAGCGCCGTACAGCTTCACAGCCGCGTCGGCCTTGGCCGCGTACGTCGGAGTCGACGGGTCGCGCCAGATCGTCTCCATGCGGAGCATGTTCGGGGGAACGTCGCCGCCCTTGGCCATGCGCCAGGCGAGGCGCATAACCTCTTCCCACGCACCGCCGAAGAGCAGGTTCTTCCGCTCGACCTTCTTGATGAGACGCGACTCAGCGGCCCTGATTGCTTCAGCAGAGGCCGGATTGTCCGCAGCGGTGCTCAGGTACTGGGGAGGCAATCCCGTGTACGCAGCGACCTGCTTGGCGATCTGATCCAGCGCGTTGGTGAAGTTGGCCAACTCGGCTGCCGAGAACTGGGCGATCTTGCCCTCTGCGTCCTCGAAACCGAGGATGCGGGCCATGTACGCGTCGAAGAGCATCTGGCCGGTCTCGGAGTCCACGCCGATCTCTTCCGGCTTGATGCCGAACATGATCCGCTGGGGGACACCCATCAACTCGGCCGTGGCCTGCATCAGCATGAGGATGCGAGCCGCAGCGTCGGTCATCGACCGAAGCTCGGGGGTGATCTCCGATGTGCCGTACAGATCCGAGAGCCGGGTGCGGTTGGAGAGCGGGACGACCGGCACGACACCGAGGCCGTGCTTGACGTTGAACCACTCCTGCCATTCGCCGTTGGCCTTGAACCACCCGAACGTGTCGTTCATCGTGTACAAGGTGGCTGCCTGGATCTCGTTGCCCTCTTCGTCGTAGGCGACTCGGATGGCTCGGGAGACCTTGCCGATGCGGGGATCGATCGTGGCGTGCATGCGGGTTGGCGGCTCGACGCGGATCTTGGGGATCGTTGGATCCCAACCGAGGTCGAGCTTGGGGTCTGGCATCGCCAGCGTGATCCATGACCGGCCGTGGACGTACGCGTCGGTGTAGCCCAGCGGTGCCTCGATGTCGAGGTCGTTGGCCTGCCACCACTGCCACAGGGTCTCGTCAGGCTCCTCCTGGTCGGCCAGCCGGAATCCCTCCACTGCCTGCCGCTCCGCAACGGAGTCGACGTACAGCCGTGGGTATCCGACGTGGGCCAGCAGCTTCTGCATCTGCTTGGGGACCGTGACGCCGATGGCCTCTGGCCGTCGCTCTGCGTCGTAGTAGCTGGTGTTGCCCTTCAGATCCTTGGATGCGTCTTCGAACTTCGAGACCATCTCGTCTCGCGCTTCGGCGGGATCCTTGATCTCCTCTTCGCCGGGAAGTGGGGCGGTCATCGAACGACCGCCACCCGGCCCGTGCGGGCCTTCTTGCTCATGAGGTAGTCCTGTCTCGCCCCGAACGCGAGGACCGCGCAGACGGCAGCGTCGATCTTCTTGCTGCTGTCCTTGGTGACCTTGCGAATCGCGATGGCGTCGTAAGTGGTTGGATGTCGTTTGGCGTTCAGAACGTGTTGGCGCAGAACGGGATTGCCGTCATGCGACACCTCACGCTCGAGGACTGCGTCCTCAAGGCGCTCACAGTCGAACGCGAACCTCTTCTGCTGCCCACGCATGTCAAATGCGACCGGGTTGTTCGGAGAGGCGTTGACCTTGAGCTTCTTCTTGTAAGCCCGACCCCACTGGTCGACGTATGCTTCGAATTCCTTCACGTCGGCGCGGAAAGCGACAACGTCATATCTGGCGAACGCGGAGTGAACTGCAGCATCCACGTCTTCGCGTGGGACTTCGCCGCCGTACTTGTCCGGGTTCCAGATGTTCAGCACGAACAACATCCCGTCGTCCACTCGACAGGCCACCAGGGCCGTCCAGTCATTGGACTTAGAACCGTCGAAACCGAGAGTGATCCGCTGCTTGGGCTCGAGCTTGTACGCCGGATCTACCTGCGCGACTCGGTCCCACTCTTGGGGCGAAAGCCAGGAGTCCTCGGACGCGTTTACCTGGTTGAGGAATTTGCGTCGTGACTCCGTGATCACGTTCTTGGTCGACAGAATCGACTTGATGATGTCGTCAATGGGCAGCCAGGTGGAGTCGCCTCGGGCGATCAGCAAGCCCTCCCGGAGCTTGGCGATGCCTTCTTCGAATCCGACCGGATCCTCCTTCTGAGAGGGGATCTCGGAGATCGGGGTGTCTGCGGGCGCTTCGAGAGCGTCGTACATGGCCCCGGTGTCGACTGACTTGCCGGATAGAACATCTTGATATTCGACGTACGCCTTCTCGGCCACCGTTTCGGTACCGGGAATGTGTGCGTTGCAGATGGACAGGGTTCGGGCACCCTCGACCTTGGTCATGTTGCCTTCGATGACTGATGCCATCGCGTGGCCGTCGTTGACCTTGCCGTCTGGGCCCTGGCCCCACCACTGGGTTTCGTTCTGGATCACGAAGGTTGGGCGGTTGCCCTCCATCGAAGCGGGGCTCGAGGTCGCTGCCTCGATGCGGCCCGCGCCGCCATCTGAGTAGATGATGAAGCGGTTGACATCGAGGTTGTACTCGGTCTTGAGCTTCTTCGAGATCATCACCGGGAACAGGGAGAAGGTGTTCTTCGTCTGATCCTGGGAGACTGCCGCGATCGTGATCCACGGTGCGTTGCGCCGTTTGCCGACGGGGTTGCCGTCAGCGTCGAAGTGTGAAAAGGCTACTGGCCCACAGAGTTCCGCCAGCGCAAGCGCAGCGGAGAATGGGTCTTTGCCCCAGCCCTTCAGGCGTCGGATGACGCCCTCGCGGTATACGTACTGGCCGTTGTCGTCCACTGCGTACCACCAGAGGACCAGGCGAACCTGTTCGTCGGTGGGCAGGAACATAAGCTCGTTGACCGGGATGCCCATTTCGGACATCTCGATGAGCATGCGTAGACGGTTCGGATCGTCGTGCCCACCTGGGGTATTGACGTATTCCGCCATCCACGCGAGGACACCCCAGCCCAAGGTCTTCTCGGGTAGGTGCCATTCGCCTGTGACCGTACGGACCCACGAAGGGCCGATGATGTGGGGAGGGGACGGGGCAAGCTCCACCGTGTGGTTGTTGAGGCTCACCCCGCCTCCTCTCTATGTCAGAAGTTCGGCAGCGCGTTGATCGCGGCAGCGGCGTCCTTGCCGAAGACCGGGATGTCAGCGACCACGTCGGTGGCTGCCTGGCGCAGTCGGTCGAGGTCGGCCTGGGCGTCAGCGGCCTGCTTCACGACCACGGGGATCGCTTGGATGGCCTGCTCCACCGGGGAGACCGGAGCGGCGTCGACCGTGCCGTCCTTGCGCTGCTTGGCGAGGATCACACCGGCCGTGCCTGCGGCACCGGCACCGATGAGGGCACCGACGTTGGCGAGGATCTCGTTGAGCGCACTGGCCTGGTCCGTGCCGACCGCCCCGAGGGCGACGAGCAGGGGCAGGATGCCCGCGACGGCGGCAGAGCCGAGGTAGAAGTACTGGCGGATCTTGCTCACTTGGAATCTCCGATCTGTGCGGCGAGTGCCGCCTTGAGTTGGCGTACGAGGTTCTTCGATTCCTCGATGGCTGCTTGGCTCTTCTCGGGGCCTTCGCCCCGTGCGACCTTGGCGATCTGTTCGATCGCCCAGACCTCGCCACGGAAAGCGGCCTGTGTGACGCGTTCGTCCCACTTCATGCCGTCGATGTTGCGAAGGAGGTCGAGCGGTGTGTGTGCCGGAACGTCGTCGCTCCGGTACCAGGCCCGCGAGGGGTATCTGGTCTGGTCTGCCATAAGTGCGTCCCATTCGTCTTGTGGTTCGTTGGATGCGAGCACGGTGAGGAGCTTGTCGCCCATCGCCAGTGCCCGGTTGTATCGAGTGCGTCGTTCGTCAATCCCGTTGAGACCGCCGTTGATTCGGCGCGTCACCGTGTCGAGATCGCGTCTGTCGCTCAGCGCGTTGATGTCCGGTCGCTGGACCGTCCAGTACCAGGCGGCACCGATGCCTGCCCACTTCAGATCGGACAACTCCTGCGGGTGGTCGAGGAAGTAGGTCGGGGAGGGGACCAGCCCCTTCCAGTGCGCCCACTTGCTGAACTCGCCGTAGTTGTGTCGACCCGTGATCTGGATCCATGTCCGGCCCTTGAACCTCACGCCGTCGCCGGGGTAGTCGTTGCCCAGGTCGTGTCGGCCTTCGTAGGCCGCACCGGAGGCGTACTCCTCGGTGGCGTTGAAGTTCGCGGACTCATGGCCCGTCTGGGCGTAGAACATCGCGATCCGGTTGACGTTGGTCGCGTCGGCCTGCTTGAGACCGTCACGCATCGTCGGGAGCATCTGCTGTGCCTTCTGGACACTGACGCCGGTCGCTTCCGCGAGGTACTCCGCAGCCAGCACGTTGGGCTGAGCCGGGATGGCACCGTCTGCGCCTAGGAGGCCCAGAGCACGCAGTGTGGCCTCGCCAGCGACACCCGGAGGGTCACCGACTACGTGAAGCTCTTGCTGCGCTCTGGTGACCGCTGAGGCGGTCAGAGGACCGAAGTCGCCGTCGACATCCAGGCCCGCGCCGCGCTCGTTGAGCTTGTGCTGCAGAGCGAGGACCGCAGGGCCGGTGGAGCCGATGCCCAGAGAGCCGGTACCGCCGATGGGACCGGGGAGGTAGGCCCAGGCCGTGGCGTAGTTGGACTCGACCGCCATAGCGCGGTCGCCCGTCACCAGACCCTTCGAGCCGCCTGACTCGATCCGCATGCCGTCAAGCTCGCCCCACATGTGTGAGTTGGCCCCGCCTCCGGGACCGTGGTGGAACGCGATGCGAGCGGCAGCGTCGGCCGGGATGTCCCGCCAGTGAGCGACCCTGATCGTCCCGAACGGGCCGACCTGGCCGACATCGATGTAGCGGTAGGACTCGGTGGTAGCGCCTTCTTGCTGGCGTCCCTGCTTCCAGCGGCCATGCACCATCTCGAGGACGGTCTGCCAGACCTCTGAGCAGTCAGTGCCCTGTCGGACGTTCTCGGAGAGAGCGCCGCCGTAGACGTAGGGGTTTCCCAGCCGCGCTCGGATGAATGCCTTGGTGGCTTCGACGTTTGCGCGGGTAACCATCAGACGCCCAAGAACTTGGCGACCATCGGGAGCACGCGGTCATCGATCGAGCCGGGGATCACGTCGGGGTGAGCGACGAGGTACTTGACCAGCTTCTTCAGCGCGAACATGAGGATCGCGGACTTGATCTTGGTGATCATGGGGTTACCTTTCGATTGGGTGTCAAGATGAGCGGGCCAGCCAGGGATCGAACCTGGAACCTGCGGCTTTGGAGACCGCTGCTCTGCCAGTTGAGCTACTTGCCCTAGGGCGGGGGCTCCGACCCGTTGGCCGGAACCGCCCGCGTCCGTTCAGTAGGTGGACTACGCCTGTCGGGGCTGCCGGTAGACAATCCCGATCTGCTTGGGGTCACCGCCCTTTGGCTCTCCGGTGGGGAGGAAGTAGACCTGCCAGAGGCAGCGGTGGAACAGCTTGTCGGCCTCTTCGGACTCGATCTTTATCGACGCCTTGGAGCCGGTGAGCGTGAACGGGTAGACCGTGAGCCGCTCCTTGCCGGGTTCGAGTACCGAGGTCTCGATGCGCTTCTGCGCTCCGGTCAGGCTGGCTCCGTTGGCCGTGGTGGCCGGAATCGGCTTCAGCCCAAGGGAGTTGACGAACTCGATCTGGTAGGTCCGGTTCCAGTAGAAGTCCACGTTGACGGTGTTCACCGCGCCGACCAGACCGGCGAAGGCGTTGAAGAAGTTCTTGACCGCCGTGCTGGTTACGTCGACCAGGAAGGTGATGACGCCGACCTCATCGAACGAGCGCCGCGAGGTGACGACCAGCTTGAAGTTCAGGGCGTCGGTGACGGTCATCTCCACGTCCACGCCGAATAGCTGGTCGAACGTGTCGAAGAAGTCGTTCGCGGCCTTGTTGATCGTGTTGACCAACTGCTCGGAGAGCGGCTTGCTGGCGTTGAGGTTGAAGTTCAGTGTCCAGGCCGGGTACAGCGAAACCGGGTGTACCACAGCCTTATTCGCACCGAGGACGCCGTCCACGGCGTCTTGGATGTCGCCCGTGAGACCCTGCGGGTTCTCGCTCACGTCGTTGTAGTCGATCGGCGCGGTGTTGCCGTAACCACCGGGGTTCAGCGTGTACGTGCCGCCCGTGGCTCCGGTGACGAACACCTGGTGCAGGGCGTTGTGCTCGCCTCCGGTGACAAGCTCGAGGAACAGTTGTCCAGCAGGCCAGTTGACCGGCTCTTTGGTGACGGGGTCGATGTTGTCGAACTCCCAGCGGAAGTCCCGGCCGTCGACCAGGTACAACGCGTCTACTGGCAGTGCCTTGCCGAGGTCGGACATTGGGTTCCTTTCGTGGAGTCAACCCCAGAGGAGGGAGCGCCGGGTAGCGGCCAGCGCGTCAGAACCCCCTCCGGGGGACCATCAACTCCCGCTTGCCTGCGTTTGTGCGGCTAGGCGCTGCTTCAGTACGTCGGTGACATCGAGAACCTTGCCGGTGGGAGAGTCACCGGGTTGGCGCTCGATCTCGAGCCTGACGCGGCGTCGATCGCCTTCTGTCAGCAGCAGAGCGGAGAGCATCTGGTTGATTGCGGTCAGCTTCATCGCGCCCATCGGCTTGCCGTATTGACGGGACGCGATCAGTTCTTGGTTCAGGGTGTAGAGGGTGAGCTTGGCGTAGGTCCAGTCAGTCGGCTCGTAGTACTTCACGGCGGCTGAGTTCTTGATGGACTCATACATCTCGGTGATGAGCGGATGCGTCTCACCGTCGTAGCTCACATCTCCCAACTCGGGGATCTGCACTGTACCGATGACAGTGATTGTCTCCGTTGGGTTTTCGGGTACGTTGCGTCGGACCCGTTCTTCGTCGCGCTTACCGATGGGGCCGCGTGTGCCAGCCATTGTTGCCTCCTGGGCATGAGGCGGGCACCTGGCCCGCTAGTTACGCCCCGGATGACGTTCTGGTGGTCGCTTCCTCTGGGCTCTGAGTTCTCGCCTGCGGGCGTTGCCCTCGGCGGATGATTTCTTTGCGTGACACCTGTGGCAGACAGCACGCAGGTTGGATCGGGAGTGGTCGTTGCCACGGTTGATGTGATCGACTTCGGAGGCGGTGCCCAAGCACACGTCCTCCATGCGAAGCTCGCAGATCCAGTCTGCGTCCCGGAGGACCGAGAGACGTAGCGTCTCCCAGTCCGGGGGAAGGTCATACCGGCGTCTCGAGGACGCCCAACTCATGGTGCCGCTTGCGGCTCTCCGACAGGAGTAGCTCCGGGAAGCTCGAGCGGGAGACCATCGTCGCCTAGCCCGTATTCCTCGGAGTACTCACCGGTGGCCTTGTTGACCCTGATGTACGGGCCGTCTTCGACCATCACGTAGTCGCGGTCCTCGGGGGAGCGCGGAACGTAGACCTCGGCGTAAGCCCCGGCTGGGATCTCGAAGAACTCGTCGTTCTCCCAGCCCCAGGTGGCTACCTGGAAGTCGGCCTCGGGCGGGTACGCGGAGGCCCGGTTGTCGCGAACGATCTGTCGTGCTTGCTCGAACGTGATCAATCTGGCCTCCTTGCCCATGCGACTGCTGCCAGGTAGATGTCCTGTAGCTCCTTGATCGAGTACTTGCTCGGGTCGATCGGCCGACCGGATCGAACGTCGTCCCATCCTGCTTGGAACGCGTATCGCCGCGTCGGGTTGTCATTGGTATACCCGCGCCTGGTGGCTTCCTTCAACCAGTCGGCGTAGTACGGCGCGTTGATCTCCTCGTCGGTGCGAGGCCGGATCCACTGTCCGAGCGATTCCTTCGGGATCATGTCGTCGGTGCGGATGATGTCCACGCCGTGACCGAGGTCGGTGCGCTCGATCCAACTGTCGCCCTTGTTCCACTGGTTGGGCTGGCCGTCGATGAAGTGGACCTTGCCGTCGCGGATCTCCCAGTTCCAGATGTGGGAGACGTTCTTGTTCCGCCACTTGACGACGATGAACCCGCGAGCGCCCTCGCCGTGTGCCTCAAGCTCCTGCTTAACGCGAGCGAGGGTGTTGGCCTCGGTCGAGCCGGTGATGGTCTCCCAGTACCGGTCGGTGCCGTCCTTCTGGATCCAGTTCTTGCGGATGTTGGCCATGCCGTTGTCTTTGAGGCTGTCTGGCCGGGGCATCGCAGTCACGTCGTAACCGCGAGCCCGCATCTCAACAGCCGCCGCACACCTGGTGCAGTTCGTATTCCACTGTCGATCGGTCTCAGGATCGCCGTCATGCTCCCCGTACCGGGGGTTGACGACCTCAACGTCGCGAGCCAGCCGCGAATCAGTGTCGCGGCGCTTGTCGGCCTTCAGCCGAAGGTTGTCGGGCCACGGCTTGGGCTGCGCCGGGAGGCTGCTGCCTCCACCGCCACCGCCTCCATTGCCGCCGCCACCGCCACCGTTCTTGGTGCCTCCGGTCGAGTGGCTCGCAGATCCCTTGGATCCTCCACCACCGCCGCCGCCGCCCCCACCGCCGCCTCCCTTGGAGGTCGTCGTGGTGCCGCCGTTCTTGGCCTTGAACAGCGCAGTGCTGTTGCCTCGGTACGTGCTGCGGGTTCCGCCCGCGCTACCGCGTCCTCCCATCGTGCTCTACCCGCCTTCGTCGTCTATCCCAGAAGGTCGGGTATTCCTGCACCTCCGGTAGGTCCATGTCGTCGCAGTGCCGAAGCTGGCCGTACGCCAGCAGCAGTTGCGGTTGTTTGCGATCGAGCAGTTCCCGGATCCCGTAGCGGAACAATTCCTGGTCGACCTTGCTCGCCCGGATGCCGGTTGAGGAGATCGCGACCGTGGAATTCGCCGGGATGCCGTCGAAACAGAACTCGAATGTGTCAGGCGTGCCCCAGCACGCCGTGGGAATGACTTCGATTCCCTCCGATTGCCAATATGCGCCGCACCACCGGGCGCGGAAGACGTTCCATATCTGTGCGGCCAGCGGCATATCGCGCCAGATGCTGAAATCGGGAGTGAGCGCCGCGCCAACCTCTTTTACGCGGGGCAGCAGACGCTCGGGAGACGACCAGGCATTCTCAAACCGGTAATCGTCAAGGAAGAAGTGCAGAGCGCCGCCCGAGATGGCGGCGTATTCGCGATGACGCGGCATATTCCACGCCGCGAGGTTGGCCGGGACGAAGTCGGTCGGCCGGATGTCGGGGATCTGGTACCGGCTGGTGCTCTCGAACTGCATCCGCAGATTCAGCACATCGAACTTGCCCGGTTGCGAGTCCCAGTTGGAGGACGAGCGGGTGCCGAACAAACCGATCACCCCTCTATAAGCCGCGCTTCAGGCGCGGCGCTAAGATCCGGCGGTTGCCGGATCATCTATAACCGGCCCTTAGAGGCCGGTTTTAACTAGAGCGCCTTCAGGGCGCTCTTAATTCGGGGCTCCTGAAGAGCCCCTCATAATGTATATACGTGTACTTTACGCCCAATCAGGTGTATGTGACGGTCATCACCCATTTAGAGCAGGCGGGCTCAGAGGCCCGCAGGCGATCCGGGGGTACGGATGTACCCGGTTGCGGGTGTTCGACGGCCTGCGAGGCCCACAGCCTCGCTGCGGCGTGCTCCTGGGCGCTCTAGGGTCTCCGATCGACTTGGAAACCCGTACACGATGGCCCGGACGCA